GAATTAAAGAAGGCAGAAAAACTGGTGCTAAAACATATGGGTCTTCTCAAGCATGGGATGAAACGTTTAGTTCAGAAGAGTTTCGTGTTCTAAATGAGAAAGACAAAGCAAGTAGAGTTACGTTAGTACTAGAAGATAGTCCATACGAAGACATGAAAACAACTCAAACAGTATCTGGTGCAGAAGCATATGACTTGATATTCAATAGCGGATTGAACTGGACTGTGACTGCAAATGGCACTATATTCAAACAAGATGTACAAGGTATTGTCCCTAGTTTGTTAGAACGTTGGTATGCAGAACGACAAGTGATGCAACAAAGCAAAAAGAAGGCTATTGCAGATGGTGATAAAGAACAAATCGCTTACTGGGATAAACGACAGTTAGTTAAAAAGATTAACTTGAACTCTCTGTATGGTGCGTTGTTGAACCAAGGTTGTCGTTTCTATGATAAGCGTATTGGTCAGAGTACAACACTTACGGGTCGTTGTATTACTCGACATATGGGTGCGAAAACAAATGAAGTTATCGCAGGTCATTACGACTATAAAGGTCCAGCAGTTATATATGGTGATACAGACTCCATTTACTATTCAATGTATCCCGTGTACCAGCAAGAGATTGATGATGGTTCTATAGAGTGGACTAAAGACAAGGTCTTAGAGTTATATGACGAAGTAGCAAATCAAGTGAATGCTAGTTTTCCAGACTTTATGAAAACGTTCTTTAATGTTCCTAGAAAAGAAGGCGAGATTATCGTTGCTGGTCGTGAGAACTGTGCCACACAAGGTATCTTTATTAAGAAGAAACGATATGCAATGCTTATCTATGATGATGATGGCGAACGCCGTGATATAGATGGCAAACCAGGAAAGATTAAAGCGATGGGTCTTGACCTTAAACGTTCTGATACTCCTGGTTATATGCAAGATTTTCTCAGTGAAGTTCTACTGAAAGTATTGACTGAAGGAACACGTGAAGAAGTCATTAAAATGGTCAAAGAGTTTAAGAAAGAGTTTAGAGCAAAGCCAGGTTGGGAAAAAGGTTCTCAATCTCGTGTGAACAATTTGACTTCATATAAGAACCGTGTGAATGCCGCTAAGAAGGCAATGGCTAAAGATATGAATGCGGGCGGTGATGCATCTAAGAAAGACAAAGTACATCTTCCTGGTCACGTGTCAGCCGCATTGAACTGGAATATGTTACGTGAACTTAACCAAGACAAGTATGCAGTAGAGATTGTAGATGGTATGAAGTGTATCATTTGTAAACTAAAACCAAATACGTTCAAGTTAAAGAGTGTGGCATATCCAATTGATGCTACAAAGATACCACAATGGTTTCAGGATTTGCCATTCGACCACGAGTTGATGGAACAAACGATTGTTGATAAGAAGTTAGACAACTTGATTGGTGTTTTGAATTGGGATATGAGTGATGCAAATGCATCCGAAACTTTTGACAACTTGTTTGATTTATAATGAGCAATACTTACACAGACTTGATTCAGAGACGGGCGAGAAACAAAGAGTCAGATGAATGTTATACACCATCTGACCAAGTTCAACCACTTCTGAAATACATCGATAAAGATAAAACTTATTATGAAGCGACTAGTGGAACATCTAATCTAATCGTAGATGGCTTTAACAACAATGGATATAAGATAGTACCAAGTGAGGGTAAAGACTTTTTCGATTGTGAGCCAGATGATGTGTATGATGGAATTATAACTAATCCACCATATAGTATCAAAGATAAGTTTATAGAACACTGCTATGCCCTAGGTAAACCATTCGCATTGTTATTGCCTGTAACGAGTTTTCAAGGTGGGAAACGAGGTAGAATGTTTATAGAGCATGGTATGTCTACACTTGTATATAATAATCGTGTAGACTTTACAGGAAAGGGTAATCCAACATTTGGTAATGCTTGGTTTATGCATGGGTTTTTACCCCCTAATACGATTTATTGGGTAGATAACCCTAAACAAAGTAAGAAAACCAAGTCAATTATAGGTTGACAAACGGTAATGGAATATGTTATAATTAATGAAATCAATCAGGAGAACTAAACATGCGTGATATTTTAAAAGATATTGTAAAACATACACACTCACTTGGAATTATCCAAGCGGCTAAAGTGACAACAGATGCTGAAGGAACTACAATCGATGCAATGGACGATGACCGTACTGTTGTTTTGCGTGGTAAACTACATTCACCTGTTGCTGAATTCGAAGGTAAGTTTGGTCTAGGTAGACTAGGCGTACTTAACGGACTACTTAGTTATAGCAGTGAAGACAAAGAAGGCAACATGGTACAATCTGAAGTCAAGGTTGGTACAGAAACACGTAATGGTGAAGATGTAACTACTGAACTAAACTTCTCAATGCCAGGTGGCTTCGATAGTTCGTATCGTGTAATCGTATCAGAACTAGTAGACGCACAAATCAAAACTGCAAGTTTTCGTGGTGCGGCATGGAATGTAGAGATTATGCCTACACAAAAAGCAATCAAAGACCTACAATACTTTGCAGGTATTCTTGGTGCTTTTGACCCGTTACTTACTGCAAGAACAGTTAACGGCAACTTAGTATTCTTTATTGGTGATAGTTCAACAGATAAAGTAGAACTTCCATTTGCAAGTAACGTAGAGGGTGAACTAAAGACAGGTTGGTCATTCCCATTGTCAACAGTTCTAACTATTCTTAAACTAAGTGACACAAGCACAATGAACATGAAGATTTCAGACCAAGGTGCTATGATGATTGCAGTTGATAGTGGGTTGGGTATGTATGAATATATTTTACCAGCAAAAGCAGGTAACTAAATTATAAATACATCAGAGAGGTCTAATATAGGAGAAGCAAATGACTACACCCGTAAGACCAGACGTTGACGAAAAGAAACGTACACGCCTCATATATTTAAAGAAACAACACAGAGACCTAGACAACGGTATAACTACTGCATACAATATGCGTACTGAAGACCTAGTAGTTTCTAAACTTAAGTTGAAGAAGTTGCATCTAAAAGAAGAAATTCTACGGCTAGAAGAAGAGTTAGCAGGAAACTTGTGACTATTATAAAACCTACACCAAAAACTATTCAAAATTTGATTAGAGTAATACCAGACCATCCTAGGCCTGGTGTTCTCTATCAGGATATGGCTAGTATATTTAATGCACCTCAAGGTCTTCAACATGTAATGACTTTGTTTTCAGACTATATTGAAGAAAACAATATTCAATTTAACAAAATCATTGGGCTAGATGCTCGTGGTTTTCCTATGGCAGGTGCATTAAGTTCACAAACTGGTATACCATTTTCTATGGCTAGAAAGAAAGGTAAACTACCAGGTGAAACTATCTTTACACAATATGAACTAGAATATGGAACTGATGAATTACATCTACAGAAAGGTGCAATACAAAGAGGTGACAAAGTTCTGGTCATAGATGATGTTATTGCAACTGGTGGGACACTAGGTGCTGTGATTACATTAACTGATAGATTTGGTGCTGATATTAGTAGTATACTAAGTATAATGGAACTAGAGTTTTTAGGTGGTGGTGCTAAGTTACGAGACGAAGGCTACGATGTATACTCTATACTCCAAGAACAATAACATAAAAGGGTTTAAATGAACAACTATATTTTTACAAGCGAAAGTGTAAGCGATGGACATCCAGATAAAGTTTCTGACCAGATTAGTGATGCATTAGTTGATGCAGGACTAAAGAATGGCGATGAAACTACTCGTGTTGCTATCGAAACACTTGTAACCACTAACCACGTAACGGTAGCGGGTGAAGTAAAGAACTTTAACGTAGATAATGTAAAAGATATTATACGAGATAAAGTTAAAGAAATTGGCTATGAACAAGAAGGATTTCATTGGGATAATTTAAATATCTATAATGAAATACATTCACAATCAGGTGATATTGGATTAGGTACTGATGACTTTGGTGCAGGTGACCAAGGCATTATGTTTGGCTATGCAACTAATGAAAACGATGCAATGCTACCAGCACCAATTTACTATTCACATGAAATTCTAAAGAAACTAAAAGAACTTAGATTAGATGGATATGATTTCTTACTTCCAGATGCTAAGTCTCAAGTAAGTATTCAGTATGTTGGTGGTCGTGTTCAACGAGCAGACCAAATTGTAGTAAGTACACAACATAAACAGGGCTTTATGCATAGTCTTAAAGCACCAGTGAAAGAAGCAGTCAATAGTGTAATGGGAGATTTAATAGATGACAATACTAAATGGCATATCAATCCTACAGGCAATTTTGTCATTGGTGGTCCTGATGGTGATACAGGACTCACCGGGCGTAAGATTATCGTTGATACTTATGGTGGCTATGCTCCCCATGGTGGTGGTGCTTTTAGTGGAAAAGACCCCACAAAAGTCGACCGAAGTGCCGCCTATATGGCACGGTGGTTAGCAAAGAATGTTGTAGCAGACAATATGGCAGATTGGTGTCAAATTCAATTGTCATATGCTATTGGTGTAAAAGAACCAACAAGTATCTATATAGATAGTAATGGACACAACAGAACTATTCAAAAGTTTATCGAAGAAAACATTGACCTAACACCAAAGGGTATCATTGATAGATTTGATTTATTCAAGTTTTATGGTTATAGTGAAAACTGTATCTACGGACACTTTGGCAACAAAGATGTACCATGGGAAAAGATTGGATGGTAACAATTGAAAAGGAGAAATATTATGGCAAAGACACTTAATCCAAATTCATGGTTTGGCACGCCAGAAGAAAAAGAACGAGCGATTGCTAGGCGCATCACCGATGAAAAAGAACAAGCAATTGCACTAGAAGAAATCAATTTCAAGTATGGTCATACAGACCAACATACTTACGACAAGAACATGGCTACACATAAAGGTGAACAGTATGTTCGAGTTATTGGTATGGAATTAGACAAAGATAAACCAGGACAAGGTTTCTTTGAGTTAGATTTCAACGACCAATTCGTAGAATATCTTGCACAGAATGGCTATGAAGGTTTAGAACAAGAACAAATCGTTGATAATTGGTTCAATGATTTATGTAAGAACATTGTACTAAATGATTTAGAAGACGAAGAAGGCATTAGAAGAAGCGTAATGTCTGATAGCAAAGATGGACTAATCATTAGTAAAGTCAAAACTGACAAGGATACTTCAGAATATTATTAAACTTGACCATTTTAACAAGTTGTGTTATAATAGTAGTAACTTTAATACAGTAGTGAGGAATACATGAGTACCTATATCTTAGTTGATTCGTTTAATATGTATCACAGAGCCAAACACGTAGCAATGCGTGGTGCTAATATTGATATGAAAATCGGTATGGCATACCACATTATGCTTAGTAGTGTAAAACTATGTTATAACAAATTCAATGCAGACCATGCCGTGTTCTGCCTAGAAGGTCGCAGTTGGCGTAAAGACTTCTATGAGCCATATAAGAAGAATAGAAAAGTTGCTCAAATGGCTAAGAGTGTTAGAGAGCAAGAAGAAGACCAAATCATGTTCGATGCCTATGCAGACATGGTAGAGTTTTTAGATACAAAAACTAATGTAACTATGTTACGAAATCCAGAAGCAGAAGCAGACGATATGATTGCTTTGTTTATTGAGGCGCATCCAAATGATAATCATATTATCGTATCAAGCGATAGTGATTACTTTCAACTTATCACTGACAATGTAACTATGTATGATGGTGTACAAAATCGTATCATTACTAAAGATGGTTTCTTTAAAGATGATAAGAATATGACCCCTATCAAAGAGAAGAAGACTGGTGAGATTAAAGAGAAAGTAGACCCGAAGTGGGCATTGTTTGAGAAATGTGTCCGTGGCGATACATCAGATAATATCTTTTCAGCATATCCTGGCTGTCGTAAGAAAGGTACCAAGAACAAGATTGGTATGTTAGAAGCATTCGCAGATAAAGATGCTGGTGGTTTCAACTGGAATAACTTTATGTTACAACGCTGGACTGACCATAATGGTGAAGAACATACTGTCCGTGAAGACTATGAACGCAATGTTAAACTAGTAGACTTAACGGCTCAACCACATGAACTTAAAGTAAAGTTTATTGAAACTATTGCAGAGAATAGTATTCCTAAGACTAATGCTGGTGTTGGTATGAACTTCTTAAAGTTCTGTGGCATACATGATTTACAAAATCTTGCTAAGTCACCTGACGAACTTGCTAAAATACTTAACAATCCGTATCCGTCTTAATGCATTTTATATTTGACGTAGATGGTACTCTAACACCAAGTAGAGATAGAATAGATGAAGACTTTAGACTATGGTTCTTAGAGTTCATCAAGTGGAATAATGTTTACTTAGTTACAGGAAGTGATAGAAGTAAAACAGAAGAACAAGTTGGTGAAGAAGTATTTGAAAAGGTAGAATGTGTATACAATTCTTCTGGCAATACCAAATATAAAAATGGTATATGCGTAATGAATTCAAAAAACTTAGAACTGCCACGTGATGCGTATGCTTTCTTATTAAAGAAATCTATTAGTAGTGATTTTGATATCGCCACAGGCAATCATTTTGAAGCAAGACCAGGACTATTAAACTTTAGTGTTGTTGGTAGAAATGCTAACAGAGTACAACGAAAGAAGTATGTTAAGTTTGATACTACAACTAATGAAAGACAAAAGATTTCTGATGAATTTAACAAAAAGTTTACTGGTAAGTTTGGTCTAATATCACAGGTTGCAGGTGAAACAGGATTAGATATTATTGAGATGGGTAAAGACAAAGCACAAATATTAAAGGATTTTACATTCCAAGATAAGTTGATATTCTTTGGTGACAACATACAATGGGGCGGCAACGATTATGGCATTGCACAAGCAATTGAATATGGTCCATATGCGTACAGTGAATGTCACAATGTAAAGAATTGGAAAGAAACTTGGAAGATACTAAAAAGATTTAAATGATATATACGAAAGAAATAGTTAAAGATAAGTTTTGGATTGTAGAGAATTCAGGAGTTAAAATAGGAACAATACGTTTCTGTTCGTCTGATGATTTTGAATTGAATTTGAGAGACGATGAACTATCAACTAACGAGCATATATCATTGTCTGAACTTACCTCACGTTTTGGTGAAAAGATACTAGAAGCAAAAGAAACTACTGTAAAGATTGTTGATGAAAACAAAGTAGGACCTCGTGGTGGATGGAATACTTCACCAGCAGATATCGATGGCTATCCTTCTAAACATGTAGTATATAATACTGAAACAATTGAACTAAAAGACAAACAAATACCAACTTATACCAAAAGTGCGACAAGCAAAGTAAGATATGCCGCTGGATACTATGGAGTAAGATTTCCAAGTGACTGGCGATGGTTTTATGGCGGTAAACTAGAAACACTAAATACATGTGATTTCATAGGACCTTTTAAAACGAAATCAGAAATGCAAACTGAAACATTATTGGCGAACAAACGAGATGGATTATAAAAGTTTAAAAGATTTTCTAGCAACAATCAAACGTATAAATCTAAGAGGCGATAACAAGATAGTATTGCCAATGAAAGATGCAATAGATATTCAAAATGATATTGCTTTACTATTACTAGAACTAAAAGATAAAGACTCAGGAACAACTAAAGTTTTTGATGGTGGAACCTTTGATAAATGATTGGTATATTTGGTGATAGTTTTAGTGATGAAATTGATACTAGTATAGGTGGATATCTAGGAGGCTGGCCATCTGCTTTAGGTAAGTTGTATGATGAAGAAATAGAGAATTTTAGTGAATCATCTACATCTATTTCATATAGTTATCAAAAATTCTGTGAGCAAGATTTAAGTAAATATTCAAAGGTTGTCTTTGTTGTTACCTATCCAACTAGACAACTTCTTATTAATAACGCAGAACACAAATCAATACAGTTTCAAGGTGATGTAACTCGGTCGATTCAACATAACAAAGACTTTAATATAGACTTAACCTTATCAGACAAACGTGTATTAGAATACCAAGAAAACATAACTGCATTTTATCCTGACACATGGAACTTCGTTAAAAGAGCAGTAAAAGGTGATGTTTTACACTCGCATAAGAATGCTCTAGTATTGGACGTAGAATTACTAGGTACTATAACTACTTTAGGATTAAATACTCCTATGGCTCCTTGGTTTACAACACCAAAAGGTGAAGAATGGCATACTAAATATATAGAGACTGCCGAACTAGGAAGAGTGTGTCATTTTAGTACGCAACAAAATATAGAGTTAGCAGTTCTTATTAAAGATTACTTTGATAATGGGATTGATATACATAATGAGATTAAATGGCACACAGATAAATATTTTACTATACCAGAATCAATGGAAGATGCTGGTCTTAAATTGAGAAGGTAGTCAAATGATTGGAATATTTGGTGATAGTTTTGCATATGAAGGTCATGGCTCACATGTAAATGTAGGATGGCCCACATATCTTTCTGATTTATATAACGAAGAAAATCAGAACTTTTCAATCTCAGGTTCATCAATTCCTTACAGTTATCAATTACTTTGTGAGAAAGACTTAAGTATATACTCAAAAGTTATATTCATTGCTACAGAACCACGTAGACTCCACTTTGTAGATAAAAAAACTAATAAAGAAATGTTATGGAATGGTCGTGATGTACCTGGTTCAATAATATGTAATTCAGTCGATACTTATTCTTCATATGACACATCTTACGATGGAGTAGCCCTAAGATACCAAGAATACATAACGGCAATGTATCCTGATAGTTGGAAGTGGATGGCTAAAGCAATGAGAAATGATGTTGTTCGTAAACACGAAAATTTATTATTATTAGATATATTCGAACTATCATTTATAAGTAACTTGGGCGCACCAGATAGGCCATGGCATATTGATTGGACAGAAGACAATAATATTAGAAGTTGTCATATGACAAAATTACAGAATAGAGAACTTGCAGGATATATTAAAGATTACTTTGATAATGGATTTGATATACATAATACATTAAAGTCTGATACTGTAAAAGAATACTATACTGAACCTTTGCACCATGAATCGGGATTTGTAAAAAAATGATTGATACAAAAACATGGGTATTTGGTACTACATCAGAATTAAGTAAAAAGATTATAAGCAATGTAGAAGAGCCTATTCTATTTGGTAGACATAATGTAGATTACAGTGACCCAGATAAATTCATAAAAGAACATGTAGTTGATGATAACCCAATTGAAATGATTGTTAATATTCGTCTTCCACATATGTCAGGTTTTGTACCTTTAACTAACATCAACGAATTTAATAATCTTTTTGTAGAACAGAATAGTAATATATTCTTCTTTTACAAACTACTTACTGCTACTGCTGATATGAAGAAACCAGTGAAGGTTTGCTTTATAACAAGTACTTTTCCTAATACATCTTGTGTGAAAATGAAGAAAGACGTATCATCACAAGACCACATAGAAAGTGTTATTGGGTTTCAAAATTATTTTACTTATGCTAGTACTAGAGCCATTCAACAGTTTGCATTCTTTTCTAGGACCAATGAATATACAAAGTCTATAGGTGTTAGTCCGTCAGGTATAAATGAGAGTAACATAGACGAATACGCAAGAAGAATAACAAATATAGTTAAAGAAGACCGAGTAGATAAACAATGGGGTTGTGTATACGATTTAAGTAGACCAGAAGGTTGGTCAGAAACATGGCCAGATGCTGATATATGTAACGGTTTTTGGTTTTTCTATAACTAAAATAACCATTATATACGTATGTTATAGGGGAAATTAGATAAATAAGAGTATAATCAATACGAGGATACTCATATGGCTAGACCTAAACCAACGATAATCTTAGAGCATACAGATAATCAAACATATCGCAGTGAGCAAGTACTCAAAGCAACCGCTGTTTACTCCGTCTTTTATAAGGGGGTAGCCATTAACTTACGTAGCCTAAATTCATTGGTTAATTTTCCTGGTCCAAAATACAAGAAAGTATCATTCAGTAATCCTGGACACGCAATCAACTTAGCACAACGATTAAATAAATTGTTTAGATGTGATGATTTCGAGGTATACATACTTACCAAGGGTGACAAACTAGAGTTGTAAAAGTGAATAAGAGAGAGTTAATAAACTATATTAACAAACACACAACTGGAAAAACAGCAGGCAGAAAAGAAATTACTATTAGTGATATCTTTATCAGCGCCCGTTCTGATGCCGGCTTTAGAGTGTCACCACTAGGCAGAGATATTCTTTCTAAACATTTCACCAAATATAACATAGAACTAAAGTTGAATTCAACTACCTTACATAAGCATAGACAAAATGCAATAGGAACAGGCAACCAAATACTTACACTTGATAAGTATCTTAAAACACCATATTATCTAAACAGGTCTAAACTAGTTCTATTTGAAGAAGTTGCCGCGGCTGAACTCTCAATGATTGATGGTGACATAGAACTATGGCTACGAAATAAAACTTTTTATTCTGATTAAGAACTTGACAAATCCTCGAATCGATGTATACTATAAGTATAGTTAATCATTAAGAGGACAATAACATGACTAATCCGTACAAATTCAAAGTCTTTGTTAAACAATTCAACGAATCAGCAAATCTACAAGAAAATCAAATGCCAGATGGAAACTCTATCAACTGGAATTTTGTTGATGCAGACATGTGTTTGCGTGGATGGGATGTTGCCTTCGGTCGTGATGAATGGGATTCTATTTTCTGTAAAATGGCAGATGATTTCATCCTTAATGATGCGGCCTCGAAATTAGAGGTTCTTAAAAAAGAATATTTGGGTCAATAAGTGAAAAACTTGACAAATCCCCGAATCGTGTTACAATAATAGTATATTAAATAGAGAGGTTAAGTTATGAAAGTATCAACAAACGATTTAGATGTGAGAGTAGTTCGTCCTAGTGATGTACGTGCCGAGATTAATTACGCTATGAACCGAAAGCGTCCGGTATTCATATGGGGACCTCCTGGTGTTGGTAAATCAGAAATTGTAGATAGCATTACCCAAGAACGTTCTGGGTTTATGATTGACCTTCGTCTCGCTCTTATGGAGCCCACAGATTTACGAGGTATTCCATACTTCAATGAGAAGAATGGTACTATGGAATGGGCCACACCTTCAGATTTGCCTAGCCAAGAACTTGCTGACCAATATGAAAGTGTTGTTCTTTTCTTAGATGAAATGAACCAAGCACCACAATCAGTTCAAGCCGCGGCTTATCAGTTAATTCTAAACCGTCGTTTAGGTTCTTATGTGCTACCAGATAACGTGTTAATCGTTGCGGCTGGTAACCGTGAAAGTGACCGAGGTGTTGCATATCGTATGCCTTCACCACTTGCTAACCGTTTTGTTCACCTTGAAATGGGTGTTGACTTCGAAGATTGGCAGACTTGGGCATTAGAGAACAAAATCAGTGCCGATGTGGTTGGTTTCTTAACGTCTAACAAGATGGACTTATTCAACTTTGACCCACGTCAGGCGAGCCGTGCCTTTGCTACTCCTCGTTCTTGGACTTTTGTTTCTGAAATGTTACCACAAGAAGGTGAAGAAATTTCACAAAGTCGTTTACATGACTTGATTGCTGGTACAGTTGGTGATGGTGTTGCTACTAAGTTTATGGCTCACAGAGCCTTGTCAAGTAAGTTGCCTGTTCCTTCTGATATCTTAGATGGTACAGTTACAACTCTTTCATCAGAAGCACGTGAGATTTCAGCGATGTTCTCGTTGACAACTTCACTATGTTACGAGTTGAAAGACTTTGTAGACCGTAATGGTAAAGACAAAATGGATGAGTTATATAGCATGGCTAATAACTTCTTTAAGTTTATGATGGAAAACTTTGATACTGAAATGACAGTATTAGGTGGTCGTACTGCTCTTAAAGTTTACAAACTTCCATTAGAGCCTCGTAAAGTGCCTTGTATTGAAGATTTCTTCAAAAAGCATGGTAAACTTATCATCGAGGCCCATAACGCCTAAAAGAATAGCCCACTAGGGGGCTGCCGGGATACGTAGGGTATCAGGTAATCCTAGACTACAGGAGACGGGAGGCTAACAGAAATGTTAGTCTCCTTTACTGTATGTCCCTATTGACTTTCCTTGATTTTTATGGTATACTGGTGTAATGATATTTGAAACTATAAAAAACCAATCACAATTACATCGGCATAAAACCGCAGTAATTTGTGGTGACAAAAAATATACCTACACTGAACTTATTGAGAGTGTAGAAAAACTGGCTGCCGTTATGTCTACTGCATTTCTTCCAGGTGACAGATTATTATTTGCTAGTGGTAAAGAATATCATTATATTAGAATGGTATTAGCATGTGACATTCTCGGTGTAACATTCATGCCTACATTTCCAAATCTGCCAAAAGATGTAGTAGATGGAATAGTAGAAGCAAGTTCACCAGACCATATTATACTAACTGAGGCTGATGCTTTAGCCTTAGAACCACATAACAAAGCACTGATATATTCTAAGAAAACCGACCATACATACACAGTATTATTCACAAGTGGTACAACCGGTAAACCTAAAGCAGTTGCACATACGAGTGCAGGATGTTTGATGGCATGTTTCAATAGTATTAGTGTGTATCAAATGAGTTCAAATGATGTAATACTATCTCAATTACCACCATCAACCGTAGGAGGTTTGTATCTATACGCACTTCCAGGACTAATTAAAGGTTGTACAGTTGTAATCGAACAGTTCAATCCTAGACGATTTGTAAAGTTATGTGAAGAATATAAACCAACAATAGGCATAATTGTTCCAGCAATGATACTTGCTATGCAGAATTTAAAGACATGGAATGAATTAGATATGTCTCATTGGAGAGAACTAAGTGTTGGTAGTACAATTATACCAGAAGAAATGTTAGACATTCTATTCAGTAAAGGTGTCCCTGCCATCAGAGATTTATATGGGTGTACGGAAACTCAAGTTCCAGCATTCACATTCTTAATTGAACCAGATACTGAACACAAATTACAACTTGAATGCAATGACCAATATGAATACAAATTAGATAGACATGACCAGTTATGGTTAAAAAGTCCTCTACTAATGAGCAACTATCTGAATGCAGATGCAGAACTAGACAGTGATGGTTTTTGGTGTACAGGTGATGTATTTGAACGCAAGTATAATAAACTATTTTACAAGTCTCGCAGAAAAGATTTAATGAAAATCAACAGTCATAATGTATCACCAATTGGTATAGAAAATGCTATATTAGTATTAGACGGTGTTGATGAAGTATGTGTAATATCTAAAGAACGAGGTTTAGGTGAAAAATATATTGTAGCAATTATAAGTAGTCAGGACCCACAGATAAATAAATCGTTAGTGATGAATTCTATAGAAAGTAAACTCATGCCATATGAACTTCCTAAAGATATAATCGTTACTAAAGAAACTCTGCCTAGAAATCAGATGGGCAAAATACAGAGACATGTTATACAAGGCATCTACGGAGAAGTCAATGAAGACCAAAGTTAAAAAGATAGTTGTTGTCGGCGGTGGTGTAGGCGGTTGGCTATCTGCATCTTGGCTAAAAACAAAACATCCAGAACTAGACATAACCCTTATTGAAAGTGATAAAGTAGGAACTATTGGTATTGGTGAAAGTGTCTTACCTCGCCTAGGAACTATGTTAAGTGATATAGGGCTAGAAGAACGAGAGTGGATGTCTTATACACATTCAATATACAAACTTGGTAATAAATTTATTGGCTGGAATATTCCAGGTAAAAGAGACCATGTTACTAATCACTGGTGGCCTTCTAAGTTTGATGAATCATATTATGGATTTTCTTATGCCTTACCAGAAGAACACTTAGCATCAAGTTATTATAATCAATTAAAGACTACCGATTTGTTTTACAACTCTAAAGGTAAAGAAGGTGTTAATGATAAATGGAATGATTATTGGCTTCAATTAGCACGTGATGGTAGAAAAAACTTATGGGAGATTGCACAAGATACACAAGAGGCAACTTACTTGATGGACTACTGTAAGTCTCCTTATGACATGAATGACAATCTGATGTTAGGTTCATGGGAAAGTCTAACATATCATATCGATGCAAATAGATTTCCGAAACTAATTAAAGATAGAGTTGCGATACCAAAGGGTGTTAAGCACATACATGGACACATATCTGAGATTAAAAAAGATGCCGACGGATACATATCATCTGTCGTAACAGACGCAGGCGAAGAATATAGTGGTGATTTATTTTTAGATTGCACAGGCTTTCATAGAGTTCTTACAAAAGAAATGGATGTCGAATGGAAACCTTATAATGAAATTACTACGGACAATTTAATCTTTGCACCAATAAAATACAATGACCCAGTAAAAGAAATGCGTCCATATACTATGAGCAATGCAATGGATGAAGGTTGGTTGTTTATCATTTCATTATATAATAGAATGGGTTCAGGTTATATATTTGATGCTAGTGAGATATCTCCAGAAGATGCAATGAAGAAGTATAAAAAGTATTGGGAAGGTCACGAGTTTATAAGAGAACCTAGACATATAAAATGGGATGCTGGTAAATACGATACGCAATGGAATAACAATGTAGTATCAATCGGAATGACTGGTGGAATGATTGAACCTATGGAAGCAAACGTGTTAGCACTAGCACAGGCTGGTATGAAAATGGTTGAACGAATTATTTCACGTGCAGATGAAAATGATGAAGTGATTGGCAAAGCATCAATCAAGGCATATAATAGTAACCTGAATTGGCTGTTCGATAACATAACAAAATTTGTAGACTATCACTATACTTTAAGTGACAGAACTGACACACCTTTCTGGGCTAAAAAACACCAAAGAGGCATTGATGAAAATCATAAAGAAGAAATATGGAAGCAGTATAGAAATCCTAGATGCACACCAGAATCAGGTGTACCAGATTATATGTGGGCACAAGTAGCCGTTTCTATGGACAAGTTTGATGATGATGTTGAACTTCATGTTCGTCCAGACTTATTAGAGAAAGCAAACGAATCATTTGAATGGTTAAGAAAATCTAGTAAACGAAATGGAATATATGCACCAAACGCCTATGAATGGAATAAGAAAATGTTATTCGGTGATAGAACTCATAGTGAAGTACTAGAAGAAAGTTTAAAACCACAAGATGAAGATAGTTAAAACATTTATAGGTAAGAATAGTTTTGAATTTAATCTTGTAGAATATGACCCAAGTCTACAGAGTGATTTAGAAGATTTCTGTAAGCGATGTGACCGAGAAGGTTACACCAATAACGCAAGTTTTAAAGCATTGAAACTTGGCAAATGGGGTAACTTAGAAAAGTGGTGGCTTGTTTATCATAAAGATAAGATTATCAGCATGAGTGGTGCCCATTATTTTCCACACTTACATTCTAACTGTTTTATTATATTAAGTAGAATGGCTACAATGAAGGCATATAATGGAATGGCATCGCCTTCTGTGTCGGCTAGAAAGATGCAACACAACTTTGCATTTGGAGTTTTTATGCCAGTTCAAATAGATTGGTGTTTAGAAATGGGTGCTACAGATATTATAGGAACTACCAACTCACCAAAAAACGACACAGATAGAAGTGGCACAATGTTTAAAGTCCACGAATATGCTGACAAGTTTTTTAAGATAGGTGACAAAGCAACTAGAATACATAAAGACTTTCCAAGTTACAATACACTACAAGATATTTGGAGATTTAATGTAAGAGACTTTGCGACAATGGAAAAGATAAAATACAAATGACAGTATATATTAACGCAATTAGTGGTCTAACTCCTTTTGGTGACCTAGAAGACACATGGAAGGCAATAACAAATGATGAAGTTTGTTACGGTCCTCTTACTAAATTTTCACATGATAAGAGCATCAGGTCTAAGGTTTCAGGTGAGGTTAAGTTTAATGCTGAAAACCATCCTATCATAACTGAAAGAGAACAAGATAAAATGCCATCGTATATGCAATGGGCATTATCATCAGCAGATAAATTATTACACAAACAAGATTTAGAAAAAGACAGAACTGGTGTTCTTGTATCAACTGCCCTTAGTATGTATAACGAACCTCTACGAGCAAGTGAAAATAAGAATGTCAACACTTATACATTCACCCCAAATCTTATATCAAACAATATCAATATTAAATATGGTTTTACAGGACCAAGTACAATGTTGTCTAGTGCGTGTTCTACAGGACTGTACAGTATCATTATGGGTTGTATGATGATTGAAACAGGACAAGCCGATAACATAATTGCTGGTGCATTTGATGATTCGATTTATAAGGATGCATATAAACAGTTCGGTAAACTAAGAGCATTGTCAACAAAGTACAATGAAACTCCTGAAATAGCAAGTCGTCCATGGGATAAAGATAGAGACGGACTAGTTCTCAGTGAGGGTGGTGCATTATTTTTATTATCAAAAACTAAGACAAAAGATACAATAGCAGAGATATCTGGATATGCAATGAATAACGATGCATTCCAGGCTGTTGCTCCGCATCCAGATGGGACTATGATAGAAAAATGTATGAAAGATGCACTGTTTTATCGCACACCAGACTTAATCAATGCACATGCAACATCTACCCCTAAGGGCGATTATATTGAGGTGGATGCAATCAATAGATTAGGACTAGAAGATGTATGGGTAACAGCAAATAAGTCGCAAATTGGTCACTTAATGGGGGCTGCCGGTGCCATAGAGACTGCTTTAAGCGTACTTTCACTAGAAAATGACATTATTACTCCATCTTTAAACATAAATGAACTAGAAGATGGTTATAATATAAAATATACACCAACTACCATATCACATAAAGTTAATTCAGTACTGTGTAATAGTTTTGGATTTGGTGGGACAAATGCATGTATTTTGTTATCAAAAACTTGACAAGATTGCAAAATGTGTTATACTCTTTATATAAGTTAATAAAGAAGTAGATATTATGATAGACACATCGAACAAACATAGTTACACCCTTGAAAGAGAATCAAAAGTCGTTGTTTACTTTGGTAAATATGACTTCACCAATGGTGCTGAGATTATACATAATATAAAATCATCGGACAGTCCGTATTCATTTTCTAAAGATGAACTTCTTACGGCAGCCGTAGTGGCAAATAAATTCAATTCGAAGTATGTTAAAGCCGGTGGGACTTTTGATATAGTTGAAGGTGAATTTGTGAAGACTGCTTTCAGTAATAAAGACATTCTTGCTTCAATTTTGGTGAGTTATCCACATTTAATACTTGACGAAGACCGACAAAAAGCATCAGACATAATGAGATACTTAGAAGGTGAGTTTTCTTTTAAGATACTTGCTGATACTTTAACTGAATTTGAAAGTAGTATTGCTACATTCTTAGGTGCAGACAGTGATTCATTAGCACAGATAATAGGTGTTGCGGCTTATCTTCCTACTTACTATGATAATGCAGTAAAAAATGATGAACTCCGTGAAAGAAGTTTTCATACTGGACATCTCGGTGAAGTTGGTGAGAAGATAATAACAGAGATTGAAATACTTAGGTCAAAATACTTGGCAGAGACCGCATTTGGTGGCTCAGGTTACATGGTGAGTGCTATTACTACTGACGACCATAGAGTTAGTTTCTTTACTACTAATGATGATTTAGCAAACAGTAAAAAGAATGTTAAGGTTTCATGTAAAGTGAAATCACTAGGTACTGCTTGGAAAGAAGACACGATTAACGAAACTAGAGTTAATTACGTTAGAATTTTAAATGTAGCAGATTTATAGAGCCAAAACTTGACAAACCACAGAACCATGTTATATTATATACATAATCAGAAATAAGAGAGGTCACTTCAATGTTAGAACAGTATGAAAATGAAATTAAAAAGTTAGAAATATTTCTTAAGACTTTTTCTGGTAACACTTCATCAGTAAAAATGAAGAAGTATGCTATTGAGAAAAAGATTGCAGTATATAAAGACATTGTTAATGAAATGAAATTAATACTTGCTATATAAAGGATATAAATTATGAGTGAAATAGATATAAAATCAGTATTCCATTTTGCCAATCTAGCACACAAGGGCCAGAAGCGAAAATACACTGGCGAGGACTATATAGTCCATCCAATGGCTGTCGCTAGATTAGTAGAGAAGCATGGTGGGTCGTTGGACCAGCAGGCAGCCGCTTTATTACACGATGTAGTAGAAGATACACCACATACTTTGGCTGATATCAATGCTTTATTTGGGCATGATATTGCTGAACTAGTTCGGTGGTTAACTGATACATCTAAGCCAGAAGATGGCAATAGGGCTGTTCGAAAAGGCATAGATAGAGACCGATTAGCACAAGCACCAGCAGAAGCACAGTTCATCAAGTTGGCTGATATGATAGATAACTCTGTTACTATTCAGATATTTGATAAACCATTTGCTAAGTTGTTTATGGCTGAAATGAAACAGTTAGTAGACTCCATGCATAAAGTTGCTGGTAGTTCATTATGGATAGATGCTAATGATGTGGTAACTAGATATTACGAGCGTCCACAGTGGGACTAAGTATGCATCAAAACTTGACAAATACTCGTTTTGGTGTATACTATAAGTATAGTTAAAGATAAGAGGAATAAGATATGGGTCAACCACAAAAACAAGTAGCCACAGAAAGCGAATTAGATAGTGCATTAGATGATGTTCTAGCCGCTAATGGTATTGAAGTAGATGATACTCTACCAGAACCTGTAGTATTTGATTATACTGACGAAAAAGTCAAAGAAATGATTGTGAGTAGTCGTGTTCGCCTTCTTATTCGTCACCCATTTTTCGGTACACTTGCTACTCGATTGAAATTAGTCGAGGCAGAATGGTGTCCTACAGCCGCTACTGACGGCAGACATTTTTATTACAACTGTGATTTCTTCCGAACTATGACATCAGAAGAAATTGATTTCGTTGTTGGTCACGAAGTTCTTCACTGTGTATATGAACACTGTGGTGAGTATGGTCGTTTGATGGACATGGAAGAAAATTCACGTGACATGAAACTTTGGAATATTGCGGCTGACTATAAAGTCAATCAAGCCCTAGTCGAATCACGTGTTGGTGTTATGCCAAAGATGGCATTACATGACCGAAAGTATTACAGGAGTTACACCGAAGAGATTTATGAACACCTTAAAGAAACTGGCGAGGGTGATGATAAAGAAACATTAGACCAGCACATGTTTGGTGACGGTAACGGTGACGGCAAGAATGACCCAACTGGTCGTGGTGCTCCTATCAAAGTTTCTAAGCAAGAAGCCCAAGCGATTAAAGACCAGATGAAACAGGCTGTAATACAAGCGGCACAATCAACTGATGCCGGTACTCTTCCTGGTGATGTTAAAAGAATTATAAATGGCATGACTAATCCTAAAATGGATTGGCGTGAACTTCTTAACATTTCAATTCAAAGTCTTTTGAAAAGTGATTTCACATTTATGAGACAATCTCGTAAATCACAATCAATGGGTGTTTATCTTCCTGGTTCAAAAAATGAAGAAAAGATTGATGTTGCAATCGCACTTGATGTTTCTGGTTCTATTTCATCTACTATGATTGAAGAGTTTCTTGGTGAAATGTCTGGCATTATGCAACAGTTCCAAGACTTCAAAATTCGTGTTTGGACTTTTGATACCGAAGTAAATGGCGAGGGTTATAAAGAGTTTGACCCGTACAATGCCGATGAACTTAAAGAGTACGAGATTATCGGTGGCGGTGGTACTGACTTTGATATCAACTATCAGTTTATGAAAGATAATGATATTGAGCCTGATAAGTTTATTATGTTTACTGATGGCTTACCTTGGGATAGTTGGGGTGACGAAAGTTATTGTGATAGTTTGTTTATCATTCACGGTTCTGAAAGCATTGTCCCACCTTTCGGTGAACATGCATACTATAGCGAGGGATGATATGAATGTATGGGTTGGAACATTGTTAACAATACTATTCCTTATTATTGTATTCACACTCTTTGGCTTTACTGGCTTAACTTTAGTAATCCTGCCTTGGATGCTTTATATGTGGGCAACAGAAAAAGACTATCCAAAAAAGGTATGTCAGGCTTGTATAGAAGAAATACATATAGAAGCAATCAAATGTAAACATTGTGGTGAACCACAACCAACAGGAGAACTATGAAAAAATTTATAATCTTAATCAGTTTAATCTTAACAACCAGTTCAGCACTTGCTGAATCAGAATTTGGTCCAGAGTTTGACCTTTATTCATCTGGTTATACCGAAGATGGTTGGTGGTTTGCACCTTCTGGTATGACATATAAAAATATTGATGAACCTATAGACTATAATATTTGTATTGACTACAAAGTATATGAATGGACTTTATGTAAGGAAATTCTTAAGTCACGTGGATATAGATTCCATAATACTCTTAATGATATTGATGTATCAGAAATCTATGAAGATGATTTTGAACTAGCAAAACTTCAATAAACATACCAAAAAATTACGATTATCAAGCCCACCTACTACGGTGGGTTTTTTGATAAATATTTCTTATGAGAGATACCCTCCTTCTAAATGCAGACGGCAATCCTTTAAGTGTCGCACCCCTTTCAACACTAACTTGGCAAGAGAGTGTAAAACTCGTTTGGCTTGACCGTATTAACGTCCTGGAATGGCACGAGGACTGGCAGGTACATAGTCCTACACTTACAATGACTGTGCCGAGTGTTATAATGACCAGAGATTTTGTTAGACAACGAACTAATACTTCATTCAGTCGAAGCAATGTTTATCTAAGAGATAATTATATTTGCCAATACTGTAAACAAATGTTTAGTTATAAAGAATTAACACTCGACCATGTTCTTCCAAAATCTCTTGGCGGTAAATTAACATGGACTAATACTGTGACTGCGTGTAAAAAATGCAATAATCAAAAAGGTAGTCACACTCACATAAAACCTTATAGAGAACCTAAACAACCAGACTTCTATGAACTGGTAAGTGGTGTCAGTTTGAAACAAGTTGACCACGAAATATGGCTAAAATACCTAAATACTACAGAAGAGGTCAATATGGTCTACATTTAAGGAAGTTCTAATGAAAAAGAAATCTATTCAACTAGAAGAAATTTCTAATCTAAAAACAATGTCCGAAAAGAACATGGACTACTTGGAAGAGTTTGACTTATTTGAAAAAGGCGGTGCTAATAACACTATTCTAGTTGACTGGGTACTAGGAAATACTTGTGATTATACATGTACATATTGTAGTCCAGATAATTATGATGGTAGTGCGCCATGGCCAGACCTCGAAGTTTTTAAAAACTGTGTTACTGCTGTAACCAATTATTATAATTACCATAACAAAATAGTTAAATGGAATTTATTGGGTGGTGAAGTAACAGTATGGAAAGATTTTGATAAAGCATTAGAGATAATAAACAACGCTGGTTCATTAAATAACACGGTCAGTATACAAACAAATGGTTCTCGTACTGTAAGATGGTGGGAAAAGAATGCACACCTGATGTCTGAAGTTCTATTTAGTTATCATCCCGAACAAGCAGATTATAAACATATGACTAAAGTTGTAAATGCTTTATATGATGCGGGTGTATATGATATTTCTTTGATGATATGTTTTTATCCAAAACTAGAAGAATTATGTTTTGAAGCAGCCGAATATTTCTTAGAAAATCTACGTTGTGGAGGCAGAGTATCAATGAAGCCTTTACAAAAGAAATTAGGAACGGGTGAAACCTTTGTATACGAAGAGCGTGTTAAAAACAGAATGAATCATCTCGCAAGTATAGATTTACCAGGAAGAGTACCAGACGTTTCAGGAGATGTCAAATTAACTCCTTCTATTATGTATTGGACAAACACTACTACAGGAAAAAGAGTGTTAGCAGATGCAAATGATTTAGCACATGAAAGAAGAAATCATTGGAAGGGTTGGGATTGTAATATAGGTATTGAGAAAATAAATATTACTGATGACGGTTGGTTTATCAGTGGAAGTTACTGTGGTCAAGTTAGACGCAATTTTGGTCATATTACAAGGCCCGAGGCTATTAAATTTCCAACTAAAAGTATCACCTGTAAATGGGATTGGTGTCCATGTGGGTCTGATATATGCACTACAAAATCTAAGAAACGTATCAGATGGATAAGAAATGAGTGAAGTACACGACACAGAGGTATGTATATACGATTTTGAATATGGTATGCAGGAATGTATGGGCAATATTATAAATGTTCCGTATTTTTCTGGGTCATGGACTAAGGGTGGACCTAAATGTACTTATAACATAATCTTACTAAGTAAACCTTTCGATTGTCTCACAAGACAACTAGCAGATATTTCCAATCATTCTAAGACTTCGTTCTTAGAAAACGAACATAAAAATATGTGGCATTCGTTAAATGGAAGTGATGCGTTTTATACGCAGATAAATAATTACATAGATACGATTAATAATAAGTTTATTATACATCCTAGAAATTTGTTATTTGATTATAATGTTATTTTACCAAGGTTACAATCATTTCTCAACTTACCAGATGGAACTATTCAATTTAATCCAGACGATTATTGGTCATGGTATCAAAAAAATGTTAACATAGGATAACAAATAATTCAAAAATATACAAAAAATACTTGACTTCGTGGTGTAAACCATGTAGAATAGAATAGTGAATTGAGTAAATTAATTCATATTATATATAATATCAATTAAACAATGACAATAAGGAGCAATTTATGTCAGAACAAGAAACAACAGCGGCACCTGAAGCAACATCACCAAGTGTTACGGTAAATGATTTGGTCAATATTTACAACATTATTGACTTAGCATCTAAGCGTGGCGCATTTCAGGCTAACGAACTATCGTCAGTCGGTGCAGTGGCAAATAAAGTCAAAGAATTTGTAGACCACGTTCAAGCGGCACAAGAAGCGGCCGCGGCTGAGCAAGGTGGAGAAAATGCAGATGTGACTGAAGGCGGTGCATAATGGCATCGTTTATTAAACATGTAGGCAAGCATAAAGGGACTGGTACTCGTTTGAGTGTCGTCTTTATGCAACTACCTAACGAACCAGAGAGTGCGTTAGTCGTTTACAGTGATTCTTTGCCAGACAAATATCATCAATCTTTTATGGACGCTATTGAATCTAAAGAAGGTCAATCTTCAAAAGAATTGTATGAAGTTCTAACTCGCAAAGTATTTCCAAATGGACAAGGCATGTTAGATACTTTACACAAAGAAGGTTATCTAGGAAAAGTAGCGGCTGACCAAATTGTTATGACACCTAACTCAGCAACAGTTATACCTTTACCTCAGTTGTTATCAGAAATGTCAAAAATTTCTGGTGCAGATGAAGTTGGTGTACAAGAAGAAAGAGGTCAATCTTTTACTGAAAATGTACAAGAACAGATTGACACTGATGCGGCTGGTGATAACAAAAAGATTGCACAGAACTTACTAATTCAAGCAATGCTTTTAGAAAAAGAAGCAGAAAAGAAACGTTCTGAAGCAGTGAGATTTGACCCGTCTCTAACCGAGAAGGCTGAGAAACCTGCCAAAAAAGGCAGAGGTAGACCAGCAGGAACTACTGCGAAAGCAATGGCGGCAAGAGCAAAAGCGGCGGCAACAGAATAAGTATACTTAAAACTTAGAGAGGCATCAAAATGATGGACGACCCAGACTTTGATAAGTTAATGGATGAAATATTTCCAATGAGTATTCCAACGGAATATGTAGAAAGTATACTAGTAACATTAGCAAGTGGACAAGAGATTGAAATGTCAGGTGATGAACTTTTACATCCTCTGCCACTTGCTGATGATTTAAACTGGGAAAGTCTTGTACATCGATTTGATAAAATTGCTGATGTCCAAGTAAAGATTGACGTAGAAAAGATTAAACATGATGTAGCCGTTAATGTAAAAACAATCTTTGATAATCACTTTGATGATGATGACATAGATACTGGAACAATTGATGGTGAAATTGAAGATGAGAACAAGGACACATTGACAGACAATGATTAATATGATATTGGCTGCCGATGAGATTGGCGGTATTGGATTTAAAAACGGACTACCATGGCCAAAAATCAAAGAAGACTTAAACTGGTTTAGACAACTAACTGAAGAAAATGTAATAGTTATGGGGTCTACCACTTGGAAAAGTCTAGGTATTCATGCACCATTAAAGCACAGACATAACTATGTAATCAGTTCAACTCATAGCAAAGATGACTTTCCTGGTTGTTTTGCAGTACGTAATCCAAAGATAGATTCAATAGAAGTAATACTCAAAGCATTAGATTATTCATATCCAGAACAAGATATATTTGTGATTGGTGGTAAAACTCTCTATGACGAAGCCATACATTATTGCGATGCTTTGTTTCTTACTAGAGTACACGACTTGTACTATACAGATACAGTGGTGGACCTGGATTTCTACACGAAAGACTTTGTATTGTTAAATCAGATGTACGCACAAGGTAATCAAAATACACCAGATATAACATTCGAAACATATTTAAGACAAGAACCATACAATCCACAAGAAGAGTTCGATTGGGATGATGATATACCGTTCTAACTTTCAAAATATGATAAATAAGAGTAGTAATAACTAATATAACTTTATCGATACTTAGGAGTAATAATATGATAAAAGAGAGCGTAATAATCACACCACATACTGATAAAGCATATGATTCAGTGGATGCATTTTATAGTGAAAATGACTATGATAGTTACAGAGACCACTTCAGAACATTCTTGGCTGACAAGGGCGTTGACATTGATGATGAAGCAGTATATATGACTGCATTAGTTGATGGCGATTCTAAAGTCAAAATAACAATAGCATTCGCAGATGAGGCTCAACTTGATGAGTGTAGTGAGAGTGACGATTATTTTGCTATGTTGGCAATGGAACACACAATGCCTGCATCAGAAGATACAACTACTGTACACTTATTCTAAATCAAACAGTATTATGCCTATTCCAGGTATGATATGATTTCTTTGTACTACCGTCTTTGGGCGGTAGACAAAATACCATGTGAAATCTAAGATGCTCACCTGCATTTAAGGCAGTATGTCTCTTAGTTGTGTCTACCATGTAGGTAGTACTCTCATGTAACTTTTCAGTCTTATCATCTATTATCATAAAACATCCATCATTCGTTATCAATGGTAAATGAATTCTAGGTGTTTCATCATAGTGATATGTTAAGCATGATTTCCAGTTCATCATCATATATCTACCACGAACTGCTCCATACTCTTTAAAAATAGTATTGATTACTTCTTCAGTGTATGTGCCTTTTAAGTAATCACAAACTTCTGAAAAATCTTCTTCTTGTAATATTACATCACGTACTTTAGGTTTTGAATTAGGGTCAGAGGCATCATGGTAGTCATAATCTACATATAAACTAAGAGTACCTTTTAGTCTTTGTTCTTCTTCTGGCGTACCTGACATAGTTTGAAGCATCATCTGACCATTATTCTTAATCAAAAATTTCTCAATATTCATATCATTGAATTCTTTTCTAAGTTTATCATAGTCGATATTTAATTCTAATTCAGTAACATTACTCATGTCATTATTCCTTATCCAATTCTAATTGTATAGCATTCTGTATTTCATCTGTTATACAAATTTTGTTTCCCTTTTCATCATGGACCCACATCCATATTTCTAATGCAGTATATCCTGGATGGTCGTTAACATATTCTTCTTGTATCATCTTTGCTGGTGCAGTTACATATAATGGTCCAAACTTTGGTAAGATTGCGTTTGCCACAGTTACTGCATTGATATTATAATAGTTATAGTTCATTAGTTTACTTATAGGAATAGTTAAACTTGGTGCTATATCATTACCAAACAATATTCCTGCTCTTATTCCACCCAACAGAAAAGACTTACTAAGACTGAATGCTACACAATCTATAACGGGATTCTCAACATTCATAGTTTCTAAAGACGTTCCATAGAATGCACAGTCCAAGAATATCTTACTATTTGTTCTCTCGCATTGCTTTATTAGTTCAGGAAACCACGTTGAAATACTTCCTGTATGATTAGGTTGACTAATGATTATGTAACTGTTTTCTTCTATCGTCTCTAGGTCCGTATGGTGGATACACTCCGCCGTATATGGAGACAATAAAGCAGTATAAAACATATAGTCATCATTGAAGTAATAAAACTTGTTAACTGTTTTAGATTTGTATGCAACTTGATTAACTATGGCATCATGGATTCCATTACAAAATGCCCATTCACTAAACTTATCTACACCAGAAAATCTATATGTCCAATTTAACCAGTTAGCATGATAGTCATCTAGTTCATCAGATGAACCTTTGTTCTTCATATGCAAACTGTCTAATACTTTTCTGACCTGATTTGGACAAAAACTATGTACTGAACCTTCAGGTGAAAGTGTCGATGCTGGATACTTTCCTCTTTCTAATAAGTACATTGTGTATGAGTTCGCTAACACCATATATTCTCAATAATATGACAGTACATACTCAATCGTTGTTCGTCAGGACCTATACACATATCTGGGTTTCCATGTAATTGTGTTTTGTTATTAATCATCATATATCCTGTGTTTTGAATACAATCAAATTGATGTCTAACTTTTGGTATTGGGCCCTCACCATCTTTGTAGTAGTATTTTTGAAGTGTGTCTTTTTCGTATATTTCACTTTCATCTACATCAAAAAATATAGTCGGAGAACTATCATTATTTGTTAGATAGAGTTGCATAACCTTATCAACTTTTGAATTATCGATATGTCTTGTTATGGAAAATCCCTCTAAGTCTAACCAAAACGCCGGCCATATTGATTCTATTTTCATTTGTAGTACTTCTTCTAAAATACTTTTTTTAGAATTAATATGTTTTTCTATACGTTCAAAAACACTATGGGGTTCAACTATAATACATCTTCTATTCTTTTGTTCCTGGGTTTTTTGAGGTTCCCATGGCATATCCATTAGATTTAATTGTGAAAGTTCATGTATTAATTCTTCTGATACTGCATCTTTTATTGCAAACAGATTATTTAAATCATCTATTGGTCTTATATTCATTTGTCTTTCCTTTCATAATGAATAATTTAATAGTCACTTCTTAATCTTCTGTTCTGTATATTTACAATGCTTTCGTATATACGGGTCATACATATTCAACGTCATCTTTTCTGGATGTAGTCTTTTATTTTTATGTCGTGTATAAAAATGTGCTGACTCTGTTGATTGCATTCTTATTTTTTCTCGCATAGTTTCCTTCTATTTTTTACAGTTACACGAACCACTTTTCGCACCTACATAACCAGCAACAATACCAATTATACCAGTGATACTCATCTGGAGTAGTTCTATAATATTCGAGTCTAACTCACCGCCATTTTCTCTAGCCATCATAAACTCATCTACAACAATAAGTCCTAGAATACCCATCAAACTTATTGCCATTACTAGAACAATAATTCCTTTAATATTTTCCATTTTATCTCCTACGAATAGCATCATGGAATTTAACCATCTTTTCCAATGCTTCTACTCGTTCAGTTAATCGCCCAATTTCCTCTAACAGTTCTTTGACTGTCTTCTCTAATTCATCTGCCATATACTATTTTTTAGTTGTTAATTTTTTCTTTACAGTCTTTGCCTTCTTAGTAGCCTTTGGTTGCACCTCCTTAATAGGCTTCTTAGTAATTGCTTTCTCTGTACTCTTATTTAGTTTCTTTCCTTTACCAGATAGATATGCTGGTGCTTTATTTTCACCTCTGTATGTTGCAGGGTCTACTCCTTTTCCAAAGAATAGTTCTGTCAATGAAGGTAGTTTTAACATGTTACTTCTCCTTTTTAAATGATTTATCACCTGGATATATGGGTACCATTGCTCCAGGTTTACGTTTTGGTATCTTACTGTCTGCACTACTTACACAACTTTCACTAATACAAACTCTTGGTTTATCAAATAGTTTAAAGCCACTCTCTACATACCCTAATGGTTCGTCCGCACAACTGTATGAACGTTTTATACTGCCATCTGGTTCTCTAATAATGATACCTTTAAACCCACTTGTACATTCCCAGCCCTTAAACTTATTAAAGTTAAAAGCATTGAAACGTTCTGCTTGGTCCATGTACCATTTCTTTCCTTTACTGTCTTGGAATTCTACTTGCATTTGGTGTGGCACTGATTTGTCATCACCATTTATCGCATCCATTCTCCACATACTACCTGATTTAGGTTTTGGTCTTACTACTTTTATGCCAGTTTCTTCTTGTAGTTTAGATGTGAAGTCTCTTTGTGGCATGCCTTTACGCATTGTTTTTAATTGTTCGTCTGTGTAACCAGATACTACGAAAGATGCAGTTGGGTCACTCTGAGGTTTTAATGTAACATTTATACCACGATTGTGAAAGTATAATGCTCTTTCCCAGTCTCGGTCAAACCATTCAGGAACAAGAACCATGTTGATTGTTACGTGTACATCATGTTCCATACAGTACAATAACTTATCAGCAAACTCTTCTTCTTTCGCATACTCACTATGGAATGATGCTGTGATACTTGCTCGGTGCATTTTTGCAACTGTTTTGCAATAGGTTTCATGCCACTTCATATTACGTGACATGTTAGTTGTCATATGAACAGAAGTATAATTAGTATTATCCACATCTCCAGCGAGGTGATTGAGGATGTCCAAATAGCCAGGATGAAAAGTAGGTTCACCACCAGATAAAGAAAAGTGAAAAGAGTTAAATCCATTTTGTCTTGCTTGCCTTTTTATTTCGTCTATCGTTGCTAGACATAGTTCAGTTGGTCTGTGGTCTTTACGGTCACTTCTAGCATACGGCCAACAGTACGAACACTTGTAGTTGCAGAAACGTCCTAATAACCAACTTACTGAAAATAAATCTCTATATAAAAGGGTTCGTTGTCCTACACTAACGAGGTCATCGAATGGTATTTCTGTGAAGTCATATTGTGACCAATATAATTCGTCTGTTTTATCACTCATGTATGAAGTCTCTCCAATTAGTTCCGTGTATTTTGTCCATTATTTCACTTTGTTCTATCAACTGTTCTCTTAGTAATTTATCTTCCATCGCATCTGGCGACATAAACGCAGGTCGTATAACTGGTGTCGATGAGAAACAATCAATGTTATTATCATTGCACCAACCTAATATTTCATGCATATGCTTGTGATTAAAAACCATAGGCAAAACTGATACTGTCACATAAGAATTACTTGGTTTTAATTTATTGAACTTCACAAGGTTTTCACTCGTTTGTTTCCAACTTGAACCTGGTCGTATATACTCATAGCGTTTGCCTATTGCTTCAATACTCACATTTATCTGTATTCTTCTAAACTTCTCAAACAAATGATTCCAGTCTGTCATATCATAACTTCCATTTGTTATCAATTGTACTTCAATATTAGAAGAAACTCCTTCGTCTATTAGTCTTTGTATAATCTTTTTTACTTGTGGTATCATAAATGGTTCACCACCTGTAAACTTTATAATCTTTGCATCTAACATAAGATGACTAAACTCTAATGCTTTTTTTGTCCAACGTGTCTTTGGTTCTTCGTGTCTTGCTTCGTATCCGTACCAATTATATTCTTTATTATCTCTTATGAGATTTGCCCATTTACTACTACTTCCTGGATGACACATTCGACAAGCAAAGTTACAAGTATTGTTTATCTTTAAATCCCAATGCTTAATACCAGTTTCACCTTTGAACTGGTCATTGTATGTTGTTCGTAAACTTCTACCTGTTAGTTCTTCACTTAGTTTACACTCAGCACATCCATCTAGCCATTCTGTCTCACTTTGCTTACCCCATTCAGCATGTCTTGTTTGCCAATCATCATCAAAATATAATAGTTCTTCATCGGGTTTTGACAACCATGCACAACAGGGTCTTATAGTAGACGTGGTATCTATTACTACACCATGTTTAAATATTGCACATTCTGGCATTACTGTTTCCTACTTATGGCTCATCCCACATGGCTCATCAAATCTAACATTGAAGAAACGTTGCTTGGTTCTATAAGCCTTCTCAACTATTTCATAATCTATTCCAACTGTATTTAACACAGTTTTAATATCTTCTCTGTCTTCCTCTGCCATTTCTTCACGTACATTATCTCTAATGTCTTGTTCTACCATATCATATATACTACTAAAACACCACTCACAAAATGTAACTGGCATCACACCAAAGAGTCCTTGAATTCCACCACACGATTCATCATATTCATCGTTACAAATAGAACATTTTGGTTTTGGTTTAGATGTTTGCAATTCACGTATGTAGTCATTCGCTGTTCTTTTTTTCATCATCCTTCCTATTCTTTAAAACAATATGTATATACCATTTCATTAACCATTCAACTTTCCTAGGGTATTGGTCTGGATTAGGTATCTTATCTTCTCCAAAGTAATCAATAAATCCTTGTATATCTTCATCACTCATAATGGAATATCCCTATTCTCTTTAGCACAGTGTGATTGACAAACTTCTAGTTTACTCATATTGTTTTCAATCCACTCAAAGATTGGACCTTCTATAATCTCTTCCATAGAATAATGATGTATGTTATGATACTTCTTATCTATACCAGATTCATTCCAAAGTCCAGTCATTCTTCTTGTAATGCCAAACCAACAACAAGGCAGTACATATCCTTTTGATGTGATATAAAGATTGCCCATTGTTTTATGAAATGTTCCTTGTCCATTTCCAACAGCCGCTTTACACTTTGGTTGTATCTCAAAAGTTTTGTTCCAAGTCATACTAAGCCCTCGATTCCTACATAACCTTCTGGTAATACAATCTCATCTATTTCATTTGCAGGGTCTGTGTTTCTAAAAGACTTAATCACCACAAATCTATCAAAGTTCTCATCTTCAGATAGTTTCTTAATGTCACTTATCTGATGCTGATTCCATTTGAATACAATAAACTGCCACATCGCTTTGCCACCTGAAGAGATATATGCTCTCCAGTTCTTTTGTAAAGTATTCCAATCAACATTCTTTCTATAAAGATGATTGGTTTCTTCATCTCCGTCTATTCCGAATACAACTACTAAACGGTTGTTTAATTCTTTAGATAATTCTCCTAACTCACTCCAGAAACTTTCATTTCTTGACCCACCATTCACGTGAACCCAAATGTCTTTTTCTTTATTGTCCAGGTGATAGAAATACTTTATGATTTCTATTACATCTGGATTTATTACTGGTTCATCTAAGTTGCCACACAAGACTACTTCGTCTAAGTGTGACCATCTATCAGGCAGAAATGTCTTCTTTATATCTGCTACTGATAGATAGGTATTATTCAGTTCAACATCGTAATCTAAAGTAAACGTATCTCGTTCTTCAGTCTTTTCATTCTGAAGTTTAACAAGATAACTTCGTTCACACTGTGGACAAAAGGCATTACAATAGTTTGTTATTTCTAACTGTAAACGTCCTATATTGCCTTCGGTTGCCCACAACATTTATCAATCAATGTCCAGTTCTGGCCAAGTGGCTAATGATTTTTCTGCTGAATAGTTGAATATCTCTGCGGTTGCCCATTCTTTTTCAATACACCACCAACACCCTTTACATTCTTTTGTAAAGTTCTCTGTCTCTTCAATCCAACCTTCACAAGACCTAGTCAATGCACCAAGAGAAGCAAGTAGTCCATACTTCTTATAGAATGCTAGTACAATTCTTTTGTCTGAATGAATGAACGGTAGATATTCAGTATGGTAATCGCATCTGCATTCACTTCTTTCATCAATCCACCATTGGCGATTGTCCCAATCTCTACGTTCTGCTCTACGCTTCCATCTCTTTCTCCAGAGTGGTGCGCCAATTTCTTCAGGTGGGTTAACAGTTACACCATTAAATAATGCAGTAATGTTATGCTTGGCAACCATGTCCCATGACAATCTAGTTCCATTATCAATGTAATCTTTTGCTGTAGTCATTCTAACCATATGCTCACCAAACTTTACATTAGGGAAAGCATTCATTACAAACTCACGTGCTTTTGCGGCATAGATATGTTGCCATGGCTTTTCTTCGTGGCAACAAGACCATACATAGATTGTAATATCTAGGTCATTCTCATTAATATGGTGTGCTAATAACCACAACAATATTGATGAATCCATGCCACCTGACATTCCAATACCAATATTCTTATGAAAACCCCAATCTTTCGATTCGAAAGGTAATGTGATTTTGTACTCTTCGGGATGTGCTTCTTCCGCATTGTTTCCCCGTCTGTAAACAATGGCTCTGTCTTCAATAATCATTTAATATATTCCTCGTTTTGTTAGTTTTACATTTAAGTTGGAGCACCTCGTTGTGCATACCTTTAGTTTTGGATTGTTTTCATCGTCATAACCATTAGAGAAACTTTCCTCTAAATCTTTTGTAAAGAAGTCATGGCTTATTATATCACGGAATGAATGAGAATGCAAGTTATTCCAGCCCTCATTGTACTTTTTAGTGAATCTTAACCAATTTTCTCTACCACCAGCATCATATTGTGTCTTGTATTGATAGTTAGAGTTCATCCAACAACATCTCCATACAGAACCATCATGTGAAATCTGGTATCTATTATTCGTACCCCATAGACAAGTGATACCTGTTTGTTCTCTTGCTATCTCTAGGTTCGCTTCGGCACTAAGTTTAGTATCAACTTTTATATCTTTGATAACACTTCTTGCTTTCTTCAGATTCTTTTCAACTAAATCATCACTGATATTCATCAAGTCTTCGTCTTCTTCTTTCATCTTATCAAGTTCATTCAACTTCTCACTCAAAGCAATCTTAACTGCCTTTTGTTCTACACGTTGAATTCTATTTCTTTGAAATTTGTCAAATCCATGTTCTGCCGCCAGCATCTTTGCTGTTTCCACAAGTTCTTCATTGAAATCGAATGGAATCATTTTCCATACTGCACAACCACCGCCACTGATAAATGCTTCTGCATTTTTAATTATCTTATCAAAGTCAGTGCCAATTCTGTACATATTTTGTGTTTCATTATCTGTTCCATCTAAGTCAAACATTACGTGATGTCTTCCTGGTAGATGTTCGTGTAGTATTTCACCTAGTTTCTTCCAAAAGGCTGGTGACTTGTATGAACCATTTGTTGAAATAGTCATATCATGTAATCCATTAAAATTAGCATGTAAGTTACCATTTCCATCACCAACATAGTCATCAGTCGGAATATCGCCTTTTGTTGTTTTGGCCGCATACTCTACCAGTTCTAAGAAGTCAGGATGAAAGGGACTATCACCAAAACTTCCATCGTAAGTTAGATACTTAACTTCATCTTTTATCGAATCAATAAGTTGATGATGAATATCTACTGGCAAGTTCCAGTTCTTTGGTGGTGCTGAAACTTCGTCTGTATCAGGATTAAATACTTTATGTCTGATACAACCAGGACACTTTGCTTGACAGTTAGAGGTAACCTCTATCGTTATTTCCATATTCCTTCTATTCATTTATATAATCCCATACTTTAGGTGCTAATGTCTTACATGACACATCATATAATTCATCTTGTAATCGAACCAGTTCTTTAAACTTTGGCTCTTCTAATGTTCTATTGCCTTTTAATCTTTTGGCAAACTCTGCTGTAAAATCATTTACAACTAATTCTTCTAGTATCTTATCTTTCACATCTTCTTCCAAGTTAACAATGTCCATAGCCTGTGGCCAATGCACAAATGTAGTTCTTATATTTACTTTTTTTGTAGGTATCAACTTCTTAATGTCTAAGAAGTCGTTATATATTTCATTCATATAGAACGCATGGTATGCCGATGTAGTACAAACAAATAAGAAGTTATGAACTAGTGGTGCAACTTCAACAATGTTCTTCAGCACAGTCTGATAGTCGCCATCTGTCCTAAAGTAGTTAAATAAGTCTCCTGTGCCGTCTAATGATACAGTTACACTAACTCTTTTGAAGTGTGGCCACAATGTTTTAACTGTCCACCCTTTGTACTCAAGTATACTCATATTACTATTGTAAACAAGAGATATCTTTTTTGTATCAATTCTTGGGTCATCAATCATTCGTTGTAATGTCTTATACATATCTCTAGTATAGAATGGTTCACCGCCAGAGAACTCAATATTCTCTACAGTTGGCAATACATTATCAAACAAATCATCCATCACTCTGTCATCTGGAATATCTATTTTATTTGTAGGTGGTGATATGTGACTGAAGTTAAAATCTTTCTTTAACTTTAATTCTATTGTAGGATTATCTTTGCCAGTCTGTTCAAACCTAGAGTTCGATGACGTGTCACAATGCCTACATTTATAGTTACATGCTCGTGTCATCTTTAACTGCAAGTCTTTTATATGAATAGTATCTGACTCATAATCTGGGTCAGTATGTATTGTATTCTCTAGTGACCTAGTTCTGTATGAAGATAGTCCTGACTCCTCTTGTATCTGGCAATCAATACATCCAGCAGGCCACTCATCGTTACGCAACTGCTGTCTAACTTTAACAAAGTCGGCGTTGTTAATCACTTGTGATGGCAGTTTATCTATATCAGATTCTACAAAATCATTTCTTTTGAATCTGAAACAAGGAGCAAATCCACCAGACTTCAAATCTAAATGCGACCATGCGTACTTACATTTCATCGGAGTTCTCCTGCTTCGTGTCTCTGTTGTATATATTTAAGTGAGAAACCTGGTTCTTTCATCATCTTATCTACTTCGGCATATCCCTCTAATTCAGTACATAATTTATAAAGAATATCTTTTTCTTTCAATGCTTGTACTAAATCAGGATTATAATCTCCTATATTAGAATCATAATATTCTGTATCTAATAGATGAGTTTTCTTCAAAAATAGATACCACGCATATTCTTTTTCTTCTGTGGGTTTTCTATTTCTTTCTAATATCTTCTTTGCTCTATCAATTCTTACTTGAGCGGCTGGTTCACGTTCTTTACTATCCCACTCATCTAATATCCATTGTTCATACCAATCTGGTCCAAAGTGTGGACAATATTCTCCTGTCTCTACCATCTTAAACGAACATGACCACGTAGGATGATTCTTAGCAAAATAGTCCATATCATCTGCAAAGCCATTTAAGTTTAACGTGCTGTAGGTAGAATGTATGTGACCTCTTTCTATGTTCTTTAATTGTGATAGATATTCTTCATAGATTTCTATTGATTCTTCCCAACCTGGCGAACCCCATCGTTGATATTCATTGTAAGCATTACAACCATCTATTGAACCTGTCAGTATGATTTTTCTGAAACGATTAAGTTTCTCAACCATTACATCATCTAATCTCTTTGTTGTGTTTGTGATTATTTCTAGTAAAACATTTTCTACTTTACATTTCTCAATCAACCAATCAATAAGTTTTGGAAAGTTTGGTGAGAAGAAAGGTTCTCCACCTAGTATCTTAATCTTCTCCAGATGTTGCCAATCTACGTTTAATTCTTTTAGATACTCAATTCTTTTCTTTGGTATTTTAGTTGGCTGTCTGCCTCTCATACCTTTTTCGTTTAAAAGAAAGTCATCTCTATAGTATAACTGACTTGAGAATAAAGAGTCACACATTTTACATTGCAGGTTACAAAGATTATCTAAACTCAACTCTATTGAACGTAATCTATCAAAGTCTTCAGTTAGAGTTACATTTTCTAACTTGAAGTGTACGTTGTTGGCAGCCCATCGCATCGACTCATTGCCTTCTGCGTAACATAAAGAACATTCTTTAGTCTTCACACCATTTAACATATTCTTTCTTAGCCAAAGATACTTGTCATTAAATGGTTTTGTTGCGTCTTCTTCTATGTGGTCTTCATCGTTTCCTACTGTAAACCTACAACATGGTCGGGCAACATTCTTCATAGAAACTGCCATATGATTCCATGCTAACATACATACTACGCCGTTATCTTTCATTACATCATCGCCTTAAATCTTGCATCTAAATCTAAAATATTTTCATCTCTGTATCCATCATACCTATTTTGAATCTCTATAAATTCTTTACTTCCAGTATACTCTGTAGTTTCAAGTATATTTATAAGAGTGTCAACTGCAACATATACGTTTCTGTCATCGGACATACCTAAAGCCACAATAGAGTTAGGTTTATAATTATCTATCCAATTTTTAAGAAAATCTATTGATTTTTGTTTTAACTCTGGTGGTATACAAGAGACTGCCATGCCTTTTGGCCACCAAACTTGGTTAGGGTCAATCCTTACTTTCGCATTAATCAACTCGTCCCACCATTTATCTATTGTTACTAAATTTATGGCAGTACATGTCATCTGAATTGATACATCACAACCTTCATGGGCTTCACTTGCTGACCTATATTTTTCTATGTTATTCTTAATCACATTCCATTTGATGTTACTTTTTCTTTGAAATTCTTGTGTTTCACCAGTGCCATCTATTGATAATACAATCTGCAAGCCTGCTCCATCACAAAATCTCATTAAAGTATCAAACCATTTCTTTGATGCATTAGTGCCATTTGTTGTTACTACACATCTAATTTTTGGATAATTATCAGCAATATGGTTCATAAACTTTCTTACTCCTAAATCAATAGAAGGTTCTCCACCTAGAATAGATATCTCTTCGCAGTCACTTAAGTCTAAGTCATAAACATCATTTGTGTCTATGTGTAGTATAAAATCTTTTCCTGTATGCTTAATAGCCTCTTCTTCAAGCAAGGATGACGATGATGGTCCACACATTCTACACATCATATTACATTTATTACCCGCTCTGTAATCAAGTCTCACAATTTTAGTTATTCCATCTGGTGAATTACAATTGCTGTCAGGACAAACTTCTTCTCCACCGCAGTGTGATTGCAAATCGTATTGTTCGTAAAATGTTCTTCTGGAATCCTTACCTAAACTCTCATTATGTATGCATTCTCTACAAAATATAGATTCCTTATCATCGTACATTCTTTTTTTGAAGTCACGCAGATAGTCAGACTTTTCATATTCTTTTACGGTGCCTTCGAAAGTCTCACCTTTCCATTCACAGCATGGTCTACATCCTTGTGTACCTTCATAATATAGACCCAACCAAGGGGCGTTACAGTAAGGTTTATCTCTCATCTATTACTCTTCAAATAGGTCTTTATATTGGGGAACTATATCTAAAATGTTTTGGTCACGAGTTCCATCTAATGCTTTTGTCATCTTAACAAAATCAGGTAACCATTTTTCCGAATAATCTTCACTCATCATAAATCTAACTGTTGAATCTAAAACTGTACAAAAGTGCTTCTTAGTTTTGTCGGGATGGTCACTTGCCATTACCCATTCTTTGTACTCATCATATAGTTCTACCACTTCTTGTTTATTCTTTTCTGGTAGTACTTTGATGTTATAATATTTTGGTGAGTGACACATGTGTTGTGTTATTGTTGGACGTGGACAATGCCAAGGATTAAACTTGTCTAGTCCAGACTCTTCTAGTTTCCATTTCATAAACTCTGGCATATGATATACATTCATCGGTGTAACGGTAAAGGCAAACCATGCTTTCAAGTTTATACGTTCATTGTCATTTAATGTTTTCATATGTTTATAGACTGCTGGAAACTTTGCTGGTGTTCTTTGATAATCAAATACATCATTACAACCATCTATACTAACACCAATACGTATCTGCTTAAACTGTTCCCATAAATGAACTAATCTATCAGGCACCATTGTTAGATTTGTATTGTATTCTAATTGTATTTCACTTGCATTGCCACTCTCAACAAGTTTTTCTAAACTCTCTTGGTGTTCTGCAATGATTAGTGGTTCACCGCCAACGATATATAATTTCTTAGCCTTAGTACAATACTTGTCAAACTGTTCCCAATAATGGTCAGCATTCTTAAACCAATCATATTGGTCAGTACTCCACTTACCTTTGTTGTTCTGTACTAATTGAATTCTATCGTGTGTATCTTTATATGAAGTGGACTTATGTACTTTTACAAAGTCATCATACCACATGTGCGAGTCTGTAGGTCCACACATACGACATTTTAGATTACAGAAGTTACCATACCTAATATCAAAGAAATCGATATTCTGTTTTTCAACATCTAATGTTCCATCTTCTTCAGTGTTTTCAAAAATCTCTTCCTTTGTGAGTTTCCAATCTTCGAACTCATACTCTCTTCTTGACCTTATACCATTTACTTCTTCTTGTCTACAACGTTCACATTCAGGATGCCATTCACCTTTCATCATGCTCTTACGAACATCTTTTAATATGACTGCATTTCTGGCTTCATTGAAATCATCACGGCCTGCATTATATGGCGTACCATCTTCTTTCTTCATTATACCACGTTGTGGTGAATAAGAGTTTGTGTTACAACATATCCTTAAGTCACCATTGTTTCTTAGATTGATTGAGTTCCATGGTAGTGGACAAAAAGTATTACCTTTTGATTTAGGTACGTTTTCAAAATCTTTAGCCATAATATATCCTTATTTAAATCCCCATTCTTTTTCTTTGCACCACCAACATTCGCCGCAATGTCCTAGTCCTGGGTCTTTTATGTTGTTTTTAGTAAAGTAGTCACAGGTCGGGTCATACTCACAACTTCTAGTAACTTGTAGTAAAGTATCTATTAAGTTTTCTTCTCTATACATCTTTGCTATACCTTGTTTGTTTGTGTTCGCCCAAGGCATATAAAACTTATCATTGTGATAATACATGACATTATTGCCGTCATCTTTCCTAGAGTAATCAAAGTCAAAAACTGGTACAAACTTACTAGCAACTTCATTCGGTGGGTTCATTGTTGTTCCATCATATACTCTATTTAGGTTGCCACTTTCTACATCATTTTTGGGAGCATCACACATTGAACTGTCTGTTGCCGCTTCATCATAATGTATATGATGCACTACGTTATTGTTTCCTGTTAGTTGAATGCACTTCTCTACAACTACTGGAGCAACAATAGAATTTCTTCTAAACTTTAGATTACTTCCTGTTGTATAGATATGAATAGTGTCGGTAGTATTCTTCATTAGATAGTATAATAAAATAGAACTATCTACACCACCACTCACCATTATTCCTACGGGACCCTCAACTATCTCAAGTTCAACTCCCGCACAATCAATTAACACTACACTAAGTCTCCTGCCAATGGAAATATCTCTGCGATAACTTTAGCACATTCGTGTGCAATTTCCATGTGTTCTTTTTGTGTACCATTTGCGCCACGTAATTCGATGTAATGTACCCAACTACGAATTGAACCATTCATATACAATCGTGTCTTAGTATTGCCTTCAGGTAGAACAACCCTTGCTTGTTCTTTAGCAATGCCCGAATCGATAGCCCAGTCATATACTTCTTTGGCTTTATCAATCACTTCTTGTTGTTTACTACGCCAAGCAAAATGAATGTCTTCATCACTATCAACTTCTACACTGTTCTGCCTATTCTTTGTATCTTGTAATCTTGCTTCACGTAATACAAACTGGTCACCCATTTCTTCTGGGTTAGCATAACGTTGACTGAATTCTTGGAATGAGAAACTACGGTGACGCACAATTTGGTGTGCAATGTCACGTGTTGTTTCAATCTCTAAACATGCACTAACCATTTCAAGTGGTGACCAATGCTGGTGTTTGATGAGATACTTAATTAGTTTCTCACTTGTTTCTTTATTGATTTGATTGTTTGGATTGCTTACTTTGGCACAGTATGCAATTAGTTCCTGTACGTTGTCTAGTTCTGAACCAACTGGTGCTGTACTATGTGATATTAGTTTTACTGACATTTTATTCCTTGTCTCTGTCTAATTCTGATGTGTTTACATGAAAGCCGTCGTCTTCTAATTCTCTTAAAAGTCTGTCATCAAACTCTCCATCCCAGTCATCTCCGTCATCTGGTTTCCAATCTAATAGGGCTGCCATCTCAGGAAATACATCTCTAAAGTTTGTATCTCTGATTGCATCCATCTTTTCAATATACTCAATAAATTCTGGCATACGTTCACGTGACCAATCTCCACTCTCTGAGAATGATAACATGCCTTGTAATCTTTTCACACCATATGATGCTTCACGCCAATCTTCATATGATACATCTGAACCTCGTGTACTTAATTCCCAGTTTGCTTCTAACCATTCGATAAACTTATCGAACTTAGCATGTGTCATCTCTTTGAACCAGTTCGGTAGAACTTTAACATTAAGATGTGGTGGGTGATAAACAAAGTGATAGTTAATCATACCAGCACCAAACGGCCACATGTTAATCTTCTTAAACTTCATTTCTAGTTTCCACTTAATGAAGTCTGGAAGATAATATATGTTCAAGGCTTGTACTGCACAAGCAACTGTGACTTCTACATTAGGTCCTGTTTCGTCTAACAATTCAAACATCTTAACAGTGTGGTCCCATTTACTTGGGAATCGAATGTAGTCGTTCATCTCGCCAATACTATCAACACTGTAATGAAATCTTACTCGCTTGAACTTATCCCACAAGTCAAACAAACGCTGTGGCATTTCTACACCATTTGAATTGTATCTTAATTCAATACCGCTGGCGTATCCTGCCTTGACAACTTCTTCTAGTAATGTATAATGTTCTTCAATGATTGTTGCTTCGCCACCTGCAAAGTACAACTGTTTCATATGTGGTATTTGTTCGTATAACTGTTCCCAGAAAGCAGTATTCTTTTTGTGCCAGTTATAACTTGCACCATCAATCTTTCCTTTACTGCCCCATTGCATAGTTTCTTTTAGTGATTCGTTTTCGATACTTGGATGAAGTTTAATCCAATCGGGAACCCATAACGAACTGTCATGTGGTGAACACATGATACATTTTAGGTTACACTTACTACCTAGACGTAAATCTAAGTAACGAATCTTTGGTGGTATCTCTCCTTCAACAGAGGTCTCTTCAATAATTTCTTGTAAGTCTACACGTCTTGCCCAATATTCTGTTTCCCAGAAACGTTTAGACATGTGACCCGCATCTTCTTCTGCGTAACATTTCAGACATGACGCTGGTTTCTCACCGTTTAGCATTTGCTTTCTGACATTCTTCATATAGTCGTTATTCCAACTACTCATTAAGTCAGTAACATTTAGATTGGCTGGTTTGCCATCTGCTTGTTTAAGAACTCCTACCTCGCCACCATGCTCTTTGTCGTTTGTTGCTCCAACACTTGATGCGTTAGCAGTACAACATACTCGCATATGTCCATTTGGACGTGTACTTAAATGTACCCATGGTAACAGACAGAATGTGTCTGTGGGTGCTTTGGTTCTTTTGCGCCATTCTTCAATATTTTTATTAGTCATCTTTACCTTGTTCTTCAAAGTCTTTTTTCATCCATACCAGATTATTAATATCGCCTCTTGTTAAGCCAATATCTCTTAAGTCTCTGTTTGATAATCTGTTTAGATGCTTAATAGTGTCCCGATGCATTTGCCATGTCATCAGATATTTCCAGTATCTATACGGAAGTGTATAGATTCGTTTAAATAGTGTCATAATATTTTTGTTTCTCCTTCTTATTATCAACAATCAGTATTTATCTACTGAGTTTAATCGAACTGTGCCTTGAAGGCATCAAATTCTTCGCCACATTTCTGGGCACATACCATTGGTTTACCCAAGTGTACATTCGCTTTACTCCACGAGTCAACTAGTCTGCCCGTGAAATACTCATTATTAAGAACTACTTTTAGTCCATGTTTTTTGGCATCAAATACATCTTTACCACCAGATTGTTGTAATAATTCCCATACTTGGTTTTCGCCTGGCTTTTGCCAGAACTTGTACATGCTTCCAGCAACCCAACAACAAGGTAGAATTAATCCTTCAGCACTGAGATACATACTCTTCTCTGCGGCTACTTTACATTTGATTTTTACATTATCAAAGTATTGCTCAAGTGAGCCGTGTTTCTCTTCTAATTTTATAATGTCTTTAGTAGCCTTATTCTGATACTTTACTTCTTTTGGTTTCTGTAGAAGTTGTTGTGCTTCGCCTTTTCGATTGACTGCCTGATGGTCTTCTTTACCTGTCTTCTTCATTGTAGAGAAAAATCTACCAGTCTTCTTCTTCATAAACTTTTCAAAGCCTTTTTCTTTTGCAAGTGCTTCTGCTTCTTCTACTTGATGCTCGTTATGTGCGAAGATTATATAATCCCAATGGGCTCTGCCACCTGCTTCGATGAATGCCATTGCATTTCTCCAAGCAATATCCCAATTGACACCTTGACGATACAAATGGTTAGTATCACCTAGTCCATCAAACGAGAATGTAACGTGTCCTTTGTTACCTAGAACTTTTGCTAAGTCTCTCCACCAATCTTCTTTCTTTGCACCAGCATTTGTATTCATGTTTAACCACATGTTTGAATTCTGTTCTCTTAGATACTTGAATACTTCTAGTGTGTCGTTTGCAATGATAGGGTCACCAAAATTGCCACACATGTAAAGTCTATCTAATTGTTTTACGAATTCTGGTGTTAGAATTTTCTGAACATCACTTACTGTTAATTCATGTAACCCTTTCTTGCCACCAAGATTAGGATTATCAACACCACCTTTGACGTTTCTGTCACACATTGGACAAGATGCTTGACACTTCTCCGTAATCTCTAAGTGTACTGCTCTTACATCTTCGTGGTTATATAGATTCATTTACTTATGTCCTATTAACATGTAACGATTGTACTCTTCTAGTGCTAATTCGCCCTCGTATAAGGTTTCAGATAGATTTAATTTTTCTTTAAATTCTTCTAAACTATTTACAGTACCTTCTGCGTGTTCATGTGCTTCATCATCATCAAAGTCATTGTTCTGCATTATTACTAGCATGCCATCTGGAATGCCATCCCACCATTTATCAAAGTCTTCTATGTGTTCACAACTTGTATTGATTACACAAGTCGCTAGTTCTTCTGGTGACTCTTGTTCTATGGTCGTTGTTTTGAAATCAGTATTCGTTGAGTACTGGTAGTGAATTGCCTCGAAGTTATCAGAACTATACTTCAATAACTTAATATCTTTTACTATTGCTTTGAATCTACCATTGTCTATTGTTTGTTCTTTGTTCAAAGTATCAGCAGGATTATCAGTAGTTGGGTCACTATCAAAACTTAGTATGTTTTGAACATCATTTCTTTCAAATAGTATCGCCGGTAATACTCCATACCAACCAGCACATACATAAATCATATTACCCAAGTCAATGTCTAGGCTATTAATTGTATCACTAACCCATAGTTTACTTCTTAGTTGTCCTCTACTAAATGCATCTGTCAAGGCTTGACCTTCAAATCTCTTTAACATTTTGCCCATGTTAGTTGGCAGAGTATACTTTTCTTCAGTCAATCTATGTGCTAACTTTGGTATATTAGTCTTATACAACGTTGCACTTTTTAATGTACGAATCCATTCATTGTCTGGGTCAATTGCCTGTATTATTTTAAACAGTAAGAACAAATCTGGTTCAGTCTTTGACGATATGATATTCTTTATCGCACTCAATATGTCTTCACTTTTATCATTTAAATTGATAATCAACCTGAACAATAGTTCGGTTTGTAACTGAACAAAATTTGAAGAATCACATACATTTTGTAGGGCATTTAATGCCTCGTCTTCACCTGTTATGGCAGTAATAACTCTAAACAATACAGGAATGTTTAGTTCAGAAGATTTGCATACATTTTGTAGGGCATTTAATGCTTCATCTTCGCCTGTTATGGCGGTAACAACTCTAAACAATACAGGCACATTTATTTCATACGAACTACACAGATTACGCAACGCATGTAATGCCTCATCGTCTTCTCTGATTGCATTGATTACTTTGAATAATACAAATATATTATCCTCTGGCTTACGTTCATAAACTAGGTTCTTTAATGCACTGATTGTCTCTCTGTGTTCTTTGCCTAAAAGATACGAAGACACCACGATTATACTACTGAGTTCTTCAGTATTCACTACACGCTCAAGGCTGTTTACAATAGGATGTTTATTTCCATATAGTATTGTAAGTCTATCTGCTATTTCATGCGGTTGCATTATTTTGTTCCTATTTTCATAAAATATCTTCTACCGTTCACAGTTAGCATTCCATTATAAAGTTCTAAAGACATTGTATATGCTTTATTAAAAGTGTTCTGGTCTTTATATAAATTTTTACTGAATCCTGCCTCACCTACAAGAACCATCTTTACTCCATTTGGTATCATACTATTATACCATTTATCTTCCATATTGTCAAGTTCACTTAGATTGGTGTTTACAATAAATCTTGGTTTTTCTTCGAAGCCATCTGACTGTGTTCCGTCTGGCAAATCTAATTGAAATCTGTTTTCCTCATAGTTTATATCAAACATATCTTGTCTACTTGCTTTAAATCTCCAGTTAGACAATACTTCCTCTTGCATTAATTGGTCTGCAAGAAACTGGCAAGACTCATCTATATCAAAACATCTCAAGTTTTCTATTCTTAAATTTGTATCAAGTAACATTGCTGGTAATAATCCTATTCCACCACCTAATACATATGCAGTACCCAAATATTCACCACTATAAACACTAAGTATATTTTTAACTATCCAAGAGTATAATACTCCATCATATTTATTAATGTATGTAGCAATGTCTACACTCGGAAAACTATATGCCAGTCTCTGTAATTTTCTAACTATTCTATCTTCAGAAATATCTGACATTGTAGAGTGTGCAAGAAACTCCATGCAAGTTAAATAATTGGCTATTTGCTGGCTCTCATTAGGCATAGATAATCTAATTTCTAATGCTTGATGTGGTCCCCAATATTCATCCTGTTGGACAATAGAAGTCATTACTTTATTCCTATCTTAAGAAAGTATTGTCTCCCCTCAATAGTTGTAACTCCAGTGTATTGCACAAACGTCATTGGAAAAGTATCATTGAATGATTGTGAACTACTGAATGGTCTATGAATACCACTCTCACCTGCTTCACCAACAAGAACTACTTTTCTAGTATCTGGTAACATAGCATACCAATCTTCCTGTTTCTCTAACAAACTAACATTTGTATTGATTACTAAACCAGGAACTTCTTTAAATGCGGTAGATAGTTGACCATCTGGTAACAATATCTCTAATGTGTTCTCTGCATAGTCAACATCAAAAAGGTCTTGAGTAGATGATTTGAAACGCCAGTTATCAAGCACTTCATCTTTCATCATTTCATCAGCAAGGAACTTACATGTTCCATTTATGTCTAAGTTTCTAATGTTCTCAAAACGTAACGATGTATCTAAAAGCATTGCACCCATAATGCCTATACCACCACCTAATACATATGCAGTACCTAAGTATTTTTCACCATATACTCTTGTCATGCTTTCAATAATCCATGAATAAATTATTGCATGGTGTTTATTAACAAATGAACTTATATCTACGTTAGGATAACTATAGATTAAGTCTTTAAGTCTTTCAACAATCTTATCGTTATTATTATTTCTAGGTAAAGTTGTGTGAGCCAAGAACTCCATTGCTTGTCGATAGTTACCCAACTGCTGTGCAACATTTCTTTCAGAATACTTTTCTGCTAGTCTTGTGAAGTCGTACTCTTCTCCCATGAGAGGTCGAAATCTCTTTCTCGCAACAGTCTGTTCTTTTATCTCAGCAACATATTCTACTGTTTCTTCTGGAGCATCAAAGACTTCATTTTCCATTGCTATGTAAATGTCATCGTTAGAAGTCACATTGTTTTTATTTCTTCTACGTCTCTTTTCTCGTATCGTTGATTTAGCCATTAGTATCTTCCTCAAACTTTGCCTTTAACCATTCATAGTCATTAATTTTACTTAATGCATCATCATCACCGGCATGCGTTGTTCCATATTCTCTTCCTGCATTAGCACCCGCTATTGCATATTCTCCAAACTTTGCATCGTTATTAACAGTACACCATATTTCTAAACGCTCATCAGTCTCACCTTGTTTAGACCTGTGAATGACACTTGATGATAGTTTAGTACACTCTCTGAAAGCAGACTTCCAGGTGTCATATGGATTAGTATTAAATGCTGTGTAGTTTGCTTCTGATGGCATTGGCTTGAACTTGTCAGATATAGAAGTTGTAAAGTCAACACGCCATTCTTTAGCATCACGTAGCAATTGTGTTGGAAATAGTTTTAGTCCACCAAAACCATAAACTAATCCGTTAATTGGATTCCTAGATTTCCAAACATGAACTGTATCTTCATCCCATACTGTTGGAAAATAATCAAACTTAAAGTCATCAAGTAAAATAGCATCAGCATCAATCACATAAAACATTTTTGTATCTGCTATCTCTGATGCTCTTTGGTGTGCATTAAAGATACCTTTCACACCATGAACTCTTTTAGCATGTGGGACTTTCTCTAACAACTTGGCAAAGTTTGCATCTGCTTCTGGTTCCTGATAACTTAACATAACAACATCGTAAGGAATATCCTGTGCTTTAATCAATTCAGATTTAACAGGCTTCTTATTCTTAAATGTCATCTTTCTTATCTTATCACTGTTTGGTTTAAGATGAAGTAATGCTTGTGCTGGAATCAATTTCAGTCCACCATATTGGTGAACAAATCCAGTTGATGGGTTTACTTTCGGCCACACATGAAAATGAGATGCATGGTGTCTGTCTACATAAAGTGTTCTATCAAAGTCAGTTAGAATATCAACATCATTATCAATTGCCCAGAAATATCCAGTATCAGTTTTCTTTGCGGCTTGAATGTAAGTTTCTTCTAAAGGTCCAGTTAGTATCGTAACTGTTTCATCATCTTTGTATTTTTCTGTATTAGAGGCATACATCCCCTCATCAAAATAAAACACTGGGTGACTAGATACCCTTGATGCAACTTCTTCAACTCTAATAATATTCTTAAATCTATCAAAAGAAAAGTCTTCTTTAGATGGTTTAAAACTAGAAAGATGTGGACGATGAACTAGATATACACCAGCACCTGCTTCGCCCTCAGACTTGAATGCGAATACATTTTCTATTGAGAATATATCTGGATAGAAATCGAATGTGAATGTATCTAATAGTTCTACAACAGTATCAACTACCCAATAGAATACTTCTTTCTTTGCTCGTTGATAAGCACTGTATGGGTCACGAGTATCATATCTTTTGATAGACATTTTATCTGGAATACGTGACGCAATCTCTTCATGGAATATGATATTCTTTGGATGATAATCTATATTACTGTACGCAACACCACCATAACCTAATTCTGTTTCGCCATCTCGTTTACTAAACTGCCATAAATGTGTAGGTCCAGTTTCATATAAATCTGGATAGAAGTTACTACTGATTGATGCTGTTTCTTCTAAGTCTGGGTTAATCATCCAGAAACTATAACCAGTTGCTTGTGGTATCGCTTCATCAATAGTTCTTGCTTTAATTACTTGTATCTCATCTATAGTACCAACAGTCTCCATAATATCTTTCTGTTTATCGACATTAGGATTTACAGTAGGTATAAGACGTACACCATTTCGTACTTCTTTACCATTAGCAAGTCTCACATTGAAGTTATGAATAAACTCTCTATCATAACTCATTGGATAATATTCTGGTTTAAAGTTCTTTACATCTTCGTGTACAAGCCAATACATGTCACTGTCTGTCTTGTGGTCAAATGAATGTAAGTCCTTTGTTCTTATGACTTCGAATTCTATATCAGAACAAATAGATTCTTTTTCGTATATCGCATCTCTTCGAAAATTAAATATATCATATGCTTTTTCATCAAACAACTTTCCATCTTTTGGAAATAAACCAACGCCATGATACTCACGTGCGTTTTTAGTAATTGGGTTTACTTTTTGCCAGACTATTATTTTTTGTTTATCTTTTGCAAGACCAAAACCATTTGAGTAATCGAACTCAAAAGAATCATTAACTCTTGTGCCGGGCATAATTAGATAATAGAAATCTGTTCTTGCTTCTTTTCTACACTGTTTATGTACTTGTGTGCTAGACTCACCCTCAACTACATGAATGGTATGTTTATCTTCGAGTCTTTTTAATTCTTCATAACCACAACCTTTGTCCCAAAAGAATATATCATACGCTTCTGTTGTTGGCTTGTATTTTACTTTTTTAGTCTCATGTAATTTGTGTTCACCAGTCATGTAATAAGCATCAGTTATAAAACCTGGGTCTTTTACTTTTACATCATTTGTATTGAATAACTTTATGCCCACTAGACTTCGGAATACATTTCGTTCTTCACAATTCCACATGTGGGTTATCTTATCATTAGACGAGTCTGTTTCATATCCAAAGTCAAAATCAGAATCAACTTTGACTTCTGGGTCAATTATCCAGAAATGTTTTGTATTTGATATAGACGCAATTTTAGATACGGCTGCCTCGACTTTAGGGTCCGACCAATCTTCAAGGTTAATCTTGACCATACGAAAATTAGGGTATACTTCTCGTATTTCATCAAACCTTTCGTTTGTCTCTTTATCAGTCTTGTATGTTAGATAAAATCCATCGTATGCCATCGATATGTCAGTCCAAATTTAGTTGTTGTCTATCCTCTTATTATAACAGATTTTTAGTCAGATGTAAAGACTTTTACGTTATAATGTTTAGAAAATTCAATAGCGTCATGCTCATCATTTACTATTGGTTTCCCTTTTATATTTAGTGAGGTGTTAACTAACATTGGACAGCCAGTTTCTTCTTTGAATCTGGACAGTAGGATATATAAATCTGGATGTTGTAACTGGTTCACTGTCTGTACTCTACTAGTACCGTCTATGTGAACAATAGCAGGAAAATCTTTTGGATGCTTACATTTCGCAACGAACTGCATGTAGGGTGATTGTGTGACGTTCTCTGGCATCTCAAAGTAATCATGTACGTCTTCTTCTAAAATCATTGGTGCAAATGGTCTAAACTTCTGTCTGCGTTTAATCTCATTCATCTTATCTTTAATTGATGGACCTCTTGGGTCTGCTGTAAGTGTGCGATTGCCTAATGCTCTAGGACCAAACTCTGCACGTCCGTTAGCAATGCCAATAATCTCTCCATCAAGTAATGCTTTCAATGATTTCTCTACAGGATAGTCGCCCTCTATATTATGACCGAGATATGGTGATTGCCAATTTAGATTCCAACTAGTACTGTTATACTTCTGTGCAACGCCTATAGAACTTCCTGCATCACCAGGATTAGGCATAATCCAAATATCTTTGAAACCATACTTACTTGTTATCATGCTATTCGCTGTGCAATTCAAAGCACAACCGCCCATCATTACTAAGTTTTCAGTAAATGAAACTCTTTCCTTTGCTAACTTTATTACCCTGTCTAACATGACTTCATATATTTCTTGGGTTGCGGCTGCCAAATCAAACATATCTTGCTCTGTATGTAACTCTGGTAAAAGCCAATTACATCCTCTATGTAAGTTTTTCTTAAATGTATGTAATTTATTCGAGTGCGTTTGTATGCCCAACTCTTTCATTATTGCATTCTTTAGAGTTATGCCATTGTATTTTCTATCAGCATCACCATAGGCAGCCATTCCCATAAGAATATACTCATCTTCTTGTGCTTTAAGTCCTAGTCTCTGTGTCATTGCACTATAGAATAGTCCAAAACTATGTGGATATCCTTGAGAATAAACCCTAGACAATTTACCACCAGAACCCTGCCATATTGTCAGAGTTTCCCATTCACCAATGCTATCAATTACCACAACAGCGGCATTTACATAGCCACTTGTATAATATCCACTTGCGGCATGGGTATAATGATGGTCTTGGTATTCAATTGGTATGCCTTTTAATTCTGGAAACTGTTTTAGATACTTTGCTGGCAGTTCATTCATATCAAATGCAGTAGAATATTGACCAGCATATAACTGTCTTACTTTCTTTAAGTATGGATTTTCATACCAAGCAATGACATCCGGTTTACCATACCGAAGTGCTTCTTGGAGAAGTTCGCTATTGAGTAATGGGTCGTTCTTAATTTTAGAGTATCGTTCAGAGTGAGAGGCAAATAGAATTTCGTCTCCCTTTATAATGCTCACTGAAGCATCATGGTTTAAAGCACCACCGACACCAAGAACTGTCTTATGATTATTTGTATATGAACGGGTCACGTTTCTTCAGTTCTGCTAGTCTAATTTTTACTGCTTTTCTGTGTTGATACCATGCCCATGGATATGTTACAATTGACCAAATCTTTTTTAATATATTTTTCATAATTTTATTTATCTTTCGTTTTAGTCGGAACTTCTTACTGCCATCTAACGGTCCAGGTCCAGGTGTGTAATGATTCACTTATCCTTTACCCGCACGTGTGTTTTCAATATCAGCAAATATAATCTCTGCCCAGTCACTGTGTGCTTGTTCGTCTGGATGCATATATCTTTCATCACCTTCTACTGGAAAGAACATTTTCTTTTCATACATATAGGTAAAGAAAGTCTGGTCTTCATATATACGAGTCATATCTAATTGAGCGAACACATCCTTCATGTCTGCTTGTTCACATAACTCTGTGAAGTGTGTCGGTTCAAGTAGATTTGGTGTTAGGTTAAGACTATTAAATATAACGTACTCTAGTCCATTATTCACACAAAAATTCTGTAATGTTAATACTTGAATAAGATAATTGTGAAAATCATAGACTGGTGACCAGAAATGTTTCATATACAATTGATTGAATTTATCTAAGTCTGTATTTGTTTCTTCATTCAATCTAATATTGCCGTGGTATTCGTGTGATGGTATATTATGAATTAATACATTTTGACTTTCAATGAAGTGTTCTCTGCGATTTGGTGCAGTAAGTCCGATTGCTACAAATGGTTTCTTCCCATTTGCAATCAACTCTGAAACATTTGTGATTGTTTGTCTAACAATGTATTGATTACTAATTCCACGTTCTGCGTCAGTTTGAACATCTTCCTTATTAATGCCTAACTTCTCTGCAAGTTTAAAAGGCCATGCTGTATCTTTAAGTGCTAGACCTGTGCCGTACGTAAAACTACATCCATTTGCGTATAACATTTTTAGTCCTTCTTCATAGTGAATGATTCGCCACATCCACAAGTATCACCTGCTAGTGGGTTTTCAAACTGAAAGCCACCATTGATGCCTTCTTGTTTGTAATCTAATTGAGTACCATCAATCATTATTAATGATTTGGTGTCTACGATAATAGTAACACCTTTGTCTTCAAATACATTATCACCTTCGTCTATTTGGTCAGCGAATTCAATGCCATATGCGAAGCCTGAACAACCTGTTGTTGTAACCTTTACTCTAATTCCTATGCCTTTACCTCTATTTTCTAAGAAGTTGTTTACTCTGTTGGCACCCTCTTCGGTTATTGTTAACATCTTATATTCCTTTATACTTCATCTGGATAATCTCTATACAGAAAATGTTGAATTGTTTCTACGTCTACCATGCTATTAAAACTAACATGTTTTGTTTCGATATCGTCATCATTACGAATTACATGTGTCATCGCATCATCTAATTCTTGCATTGTATGAAATTCCATATCAATGCGAAACTCTGGTAAGTCCATACTGCGAAAGCCAAGTTTCATTCGTGTAATACGATAATCATGCATTGTTGGAAGTGAGTCCAGAAATGTTCTCATATTTGTAACGAACTCTACCGGATTTGTGCCTTCTTTTACGTCAGCATATATTGTATAAATGTTCATTAATTAATCTTGTTTCTTTTGATAGTCAGCGATTGCCGATTTGATTGCATCTTCGGCTAGAACTGAGCAGTGAATTTTAACAGGCGGTAATGCCAATTCTTCTACAATATCCATATTCTGTATGGCTTCTGCTTCTTCTAATGTCATTCCTTTTACCCATTCTGTGAGTAAACTACTACTTGCAATTGCCGAACCACAACCATATGTTTTAAACTTTGCATCTGTAATTATACCTTCTTCAATCATAATTTGAAGTTTCATTACGTCTCCACATGCTGGTGCTCCTACCATACCTGTTCCAACTTTGGGGTCGTTCATATCCATTTTACCTACATTTCGTGGGTTTTCATAATGGTCTAACACTTTGTCTGAATAAGCCATTTCCTTTCCTGTAATTTATTAATTAATTATAACACATTTTAGAACTAAATTCAACCAAATACTTATTATAAATCAAGTATCATGGCTTTATTTGCTGGTCCTTTATTTGTCATCAATAGACGCCAATTTCTTTTTCTATTTGATTGATTAATCATCAAAATTGGTAACTTGAATTTTGCATCAACATCAGAAAAATCAATCTCTGTCATTTCTCCCTCTAAGTCACGTTTACGAATTCTAAAGAAGAATTGGTCAGCGCCACCTGTCTTTTTAACAAAATCTTCAACTGTATAGAAGTTTCCATTTAAGTTTAGTTTGCCGTCAACTACTTCACCACTTACATCTGATGGACCTACATAAATCCAATCAATCGGTCCACCCATCGCTTCGTTACCTTTCATCAATTCGTATACATACTTTTCTGGTATACGAAAGAATAAGTTTGGTATTGCGCCGTGAGGGATAACATCTTGGTCTTCTAAACCCATATCTATTAGATATTGCTCTACTTTATCGTATGATTTAGTGATTAATTCAGGAAACATACTGTATACACCAGCAGTTCCACCACCACCAATTGTCATTGATGATGAGGCTTTCATAGAAATTCCATGCTCTTTGCCATTAGTATCAGTAATATAGATATCAATATAAGGTTCTTTGCCCAGTGAATTCATGCCACCAAGTGAACGAGCCGATTTTACTGTAATACCCATTTCTTCAATAACTACACCAGCATTTGCATTTAGAAAATTAACTAATCCATGCTCTTGTCGTTCTGATGTGTCTGCTTTACTACCACCAGTGCCACCAAATTCTGTTGTTTTTTGTAACCTAGACAAAAGAATTTGTTCGCCATTCATAGTTTCGTACTTAGTTGGAATATTTCTATCTTGTAGTTGCTGTATTAATTCATCAGAAGGCTTCAATACAACAGATGGTTCAGTCTCGCCCACTTTTGTAAAGGGTGCGTTCTTACTAATCATGTCTATGAACAATTGTAGGTTATCACGTTTACCCAACTCATTTCTGGATAAACCTGCTTCGTTGAATATCTCAAATGCTCTCATGTTTGCTCCTAATTAAAATTAATGCTTCTACTCTATTTATCTTATGATTGTACTAAATACTATTAGATAATAGAGAGGAAGTAACAATGATTATAAATGCAGTTGATGATGCCAATGATTTGTTTGAGGTTAAAAATCCAATATCACAAGAAACTATGGAAGAACTTAATAAACTCGATTTGTTATCTCTTCCAACTATAGAAAACCCAGGACAAGAACTATGGGACAGAGTAGCAATCAATAAAGACAGTCATCCAGTTTTTGATAAAATAGAATTAGAAATGAATACGCATTGTGGTTTAATAAGCAAAGCAGTAGATAGAGAAGTTAAATCATTGTGGGCTGTATTTTGGTTAGATTATGAAGGCTTCACTATCGCCCCTCATGTAGATGCATCTGGAGTAGATATAGCATTACAACTTTATTTAAAAGATTTGCCATATGCCGGAACTAGATTTTTCACACCGGATCCTAATGATATGTACGAAAAGAATGATAATCAAAGATGGCATTGGAGACCAGGTAGTAAAGAATATTCAGACAAAGACCCGATGTTACCAATACGTTCTATACCTAGAAAGAAATTTAGATGTATTGCGAATACTGGATATATTATGAAGAACCATCCAGCACAACTTCATAGTGTTCCTGTTGTATTGAAAAAGGGAGAACTAAGACTGTCTGCTTATTTTCATATGTGTTTTTAACTAATATCCTGCTTTTTGGATATTCTTAACAACTTCATCTGATAATTTAATTGACTGAGGTACAGTTTTATTGTCTGCGTCTCTTTCACGCACTATGTCTCTCACATGCGTAAATGGACTCATTGGTGGTAATGGACTGGGCCTAGAATGGTTTGCTTTACTCTTCTTCGATAGAGTTAAGTCCCTTATTTTTCCTAGTATCTCTTTAATTTGTTCTTTTGTTGGCATTTCTAAACCCAGTTAATTGTTGCGGTATTTTATTCCGCTGTCTAGTTGTTGTAATTGTATTTATTATTAATTTTAAAACTACTGAGTTAATGATTAGTTTTTATAAGTTTTAAGCAACTCTCTTATGGGACGGGTAAGTTCTTTAATATTGCTTAATGGCTCTTCGTTTATAATCTCACACAATTTTAAATATTCAGATTCAACATCCATTATAATTTTACTAATATCAATAGTATGAGCATTGTCTCCATATCTCCACACATTATCTTTAACCCAAGGAAATTGTTTATTGAACCACAATTCTTCCCAATCAGATTTGTCGTTTTCTTCTCTATTTTGTTGTACGCCCCAAGCCACCCATCTATTTAATATTTCATGTTTTAAGAATAAAGAAGTATTGCTTAATACAGGAACAATAATTGACTTTGGTTGAACTTGTCCTATTATATTTTTTAATAGTCTTCTGTCAATTGTTCCTACTACATCATCGAGTTGACAACAATGATTAGGTAAAAGTTTTATTCCATCTTTAGTTCTATTTCTATTTCTTGGATTTCTGGTTTGTTCTAAATCTCTCTCTGGACACTCATTGTATTCTGCTTCCCATTTACTTCTGCTTTCAGCAAATGTTTCAGTTACATAATTCCAATCTGCGCCATAGCATCCCAAGTCCAATTTATTACCAGCATCGGTATATTTCCATTGATAGTCATACTGTGAGAAATTTTTATGTTGATTAATTAACCAGACGAGATAAGTACCCACATGACCTGCCTGATATAAAACTAAGTGATTTTCCATATTAAATTACATTCTGTGCTATGACCATCATACTTAACCAAATCCAAAGAGTATTAAATCCAACTAATGTTGGTAATAACTTTTTATTACTTGCCCAAATAAGTGTCATGCTTGTTATTAGTGATAAGAAATAAAGTTCCCAAATATTATTACCAAATATTAATGCTGGAATAATAATTGAGGCTTTGACTGCCCAACTCACTGCTTCGATTATATTGTAATTAGTCCAATATTTTCTTGTGAACCACATTTGATAGCAATCAAATATCTTACGCCATCCTGTAAATGTGTATACGATTGAAGTGAGAAATACCCAAGATGTTAGGGCAAATATTAATTGTTCTGAAGTCATTAACTAGAAAAGTCCATTCGCCAAGGGTACATTGTTTGTCCCATTGGACGTAAGAAATATTCTTCAAATAATATAAAAACAACAATAGCAAAAACCCATCTAACCCAATTGGGCCAAGTTGCTTGAAATCGATGCCATGGTCTAAAAATGAATGAAAAGAATCTTATTAAAAGATTTTGAAATCTATCTTTTAAATTAAATGGTGGTGCTAAACAAATGACTGTGGCGATAAGTAACCACCAAAGCCAAGTTTCTTCGCCATCTGGGAATAATAATGGTATAGATAGACCTGCTATCATATATAATCCCATGTATTTTTTGAAATGCTTCATCAAACTCTCTCTATATTACCGATTTGCCATGATTTGAATTGACTAAGATAAATCTTATGGTCATCCAACATAACTTCGTCAATTTGTTTTCCTTTATATCGTTGTAACCATTCTTCATACGACATTAAGTGTTTATTGTGTATGTTATATTTATTCATAACCATTGTCTTTCAATGCGTGTACTAGATTATCAGTTAACCTATCCATAATGGGTATCATGGGATGATTTGTATCTTGTACATAATCTATATTCGGTTTGTAGTCGTTGGGATTAAACAACATATCACCATTAAATATATCATACTTATCACTAATACCTCTTGTATGCTTTCGATAATAATAAAAAGTGTAGATATTTAGGTTATGTTTTTCTAATATTTCTAATATTGTATCAAATATTTTAGGTACTAAATCAGAACAATTAATAAAATGAAAAGTTGATTTAACCATTTCATCTACTATATCTATAAAAGTCTCTTGGTTTTTACCTTTTCTAAAACGGTCTTTGAATAAATGAAATTGAGAATATGCATTAGTCGTAAAGATTTCTTTACCGGATGCTTCATACTGATTTGGGTCTAACATTTTTCTGGAACTAAAATATGTCCGCATATCATCATTAATAAAAGGCAATATATCATGTCCAATAAAGTTTCTTTCAATATTGTTATGCCATGTGACAAATCTGGGCTCCAGTGTCAGTTGCAAAATAACATTATCAAATTCTTTTAGTTTGTCAACTTCTTCTAATGATTTTATTATTTGACTATAACGCAATATACCCTGCGCCGAAAATGCAAGAATCTTCCAGTCTTCTTGTTCACCTAATTTTTCTGATACTCTTTCTGGTAATGAAGGTACGGTAAGAATGGGCTCGTCTTTAACATTATATACTCCGTCACTATACGAACATCCTAACCATAATGTTTTCATATTTTACGCACCGGTCATAATGATGCCGGGTTTAAGCACCATGTTACTTCTTTTTGCGACTATTAATGAATCGTCAATTCCTTCATCAAATAACTTTCTATCATTGACTGGTTCAGCAACCCTAGGGTCTTTTAAACAAACAAGTGCCGCTTGTCCACTATCATCCTGTGCTTTTAATTCTCTTTCTACCAAATTATCATAACATATTTCTTGTGATTCATACTTCTCTAACGGTACTGTCATTATATTTGGACTATCTACACCAATCATTACTAATACTAACAACCACATATTATTCTCCTAGATATTTAATTAAAAAGAAAGGAAATAATAAAATTAATAAACCAATCTCCCATAGTTTTAATGTTTTCATATATTAAGTCCTTGAACAAAATTCATTGCGACTGCTGTCCCTGTTATCGCACTACCAATCATAATGGCTCTATCGCCCCAAGCCATTCCTACTAATATCCAACCAACACTACTAATCATATACGCAATTTGTCCCCAATAAACTAATCCCGCACTAATTAAAAAGACACCAGCAACTGCCAAACCCATTGCACCCCATTTAATATACCAATCAACTGTTCCTGTTGGTGTTGTAGGCGTTAAGTCTTCTACTTCAGTTTGCAATTCAGATAATTCTTTTTTAAGACGTTTCTTTTCTGCACCTAATTCAAGTGCTAGTTTACCAGCCTTAGACATTTGACTATCTTTGTAATGCTCTTTTATTGTGTCTTCTACTTGTTCATCAATCATAATTCTTCCAGGTCTTGTAGGTGAGTATCTAATGCACTCGTAGCCAATTGTAATTCAACAATATAAAGTATAATTGCAACACCAAATAAAGTAATTCCTAGAGTAAAGCAATAACCAAATTGTGTCACACTGTCAGTATATCCAAAATATAAAGAAATTAAATTACAAAGAAAACCAATTGCGGCTAATGTAGCAGTAATTCGATTGAGTGTCAATCTTTTTCTGAGAACCACAATTTGTTTTAAATATATATTTGTTTCTTTATCTTTCTTCGTTAACTTCTTTGCCATTAATTCATTATGTATCTTTCGAATTAATGTTGCCAGAGTTGTATAACGATTACCAAAATTAATCATCATTAACGGCATGGCCGAGCCTAATGCCGCTGGAAGTAATAATATATTTTCCATTTTATTTTGTTAACATCCTTGAACAAGTTAGAAATGAGTTTTCTACAAGACAATCACTCCAAATATGCGTAACATACCAACCAAGTAGTGCTATTACAATCACTGAACCTAGTATTTTAATCATTTAGTTAGTCCTTCTCCAATAATGTGGGTCTTCTTCTGTGGGCAATTTACCAATATATTCTGCACCAGTTTCTAAATCAATTAATTTATATTTACTGGGACATTTAGTTTTTACTTTTAATTCAATACGCATATCAAACTCTGGCACTTCTTTTCCATCTTGTAACTTTCTCATTTTGTTCTTTCTTATCTAGGTAATATTTGACAATATTTAGTTAGATGTAATGGAAACGTTAGCATTCTCCAGTATATTTGAATTGGTACAATTAAGGTCATATGCAACTAATTCATCTGATTTTAATGACCTAATTAACAAATAACCTTTATCGAAATCTATATGAAGAAATGTACCAATATCATAATTAAAATCTCTATCATTCATGGTTCCCACACGAATAATCTTGCCAATGTTACCCTCAATGTCAGCAGTCTTTCTTAATTTGACTGCATCATCGACTAAGAAGGCTTCATTTGTTTTAATCATAACTTGGTGCCTCTTCTTCACTTTCATAAGCAACAACACCACCATGAATTTGCCAATTGCATCCTTGTGCTTCAAATCCTAGGTCTTCTAAGAAATCATACCGTGAAAAACATGCATCTTCACATGCTTCGTATTCTTCACTTAATGCCTCTTGTTCTTCTTCACTAAAATGATTACCATAATGGACAAAGTCTTCCCAACAACCATCAAAACATTCCCACATTTCGACACGTTCAAAACTCTCATAATCCCATATT